GACTCGCCGCTGGTCATCACCGCTGTCCAGGGCGGCGGCGACACGGTCGTGCCGATCGGCCTGGCAACCGAGGCCGACAGCGCCTTCGCGCTCAGCCGACGCAAGACCAAGACCCTCGGCCTGGTCGTTGAGAGCGATGCGCCGAAGCGGGCCATCGACACCTTCACTGGTGGCGCTCAGTCCGGCTACAGCCTCAACGGGCGCGAGGCCGAGGGGCTCACCTGGTCGGTGGACTACAACGGCGGGATCTCTGATGACTCGCTGGTCGGCGATGGCAGCCTCGCCTTCGTCGGCCCCGGGCCGTACCGCACCTCGTTGCGGATGGACGACGTCAGTGCTCGACTGCGCTGGATCGAGGTCAGTGGTGGGCTGCTCGACCTGATGCTGCGGGTGGATGGCACCGGCTCGACCGGCTCCTACCTCGCGGCGCTGATCACTGACGTCGACTACTCAGTGATCCACAAGGTCGGCACGACCAGCACGACGCTCTGGACGGTTGCGCTGCCGGCGGCCTCGGGCGGGTTCCGCGAGCTGACGGTGACCGCGCTGGGCAACGTCGTGAGCGACAGCCTCGGCAACTCCTACGACTTCACCGCGCTGGGCGCCATTCGCAGCGACCGGGGCATCTTGTTCGACGAGATCTCGAACATGACCCTGGACTCGATCGAGTTCTGGTCGCCCGACCCCATCACCCAGCGCAAGGTCAAGACCCTCGGCCTGGCCACTGAGACCGACAGCTCACTGGGGCTGACCCGGGCCAAGCGCAAGACGTTGCAGATCGCCTCCAGCGCCAGCCCGCCCTCCTCGGGCAGCGAGCGGCTGGCGCCGTCTTCGATCATCAGCCAGACCGAGCTGAGCGGCTCGGTCACCGACATCGACGACGACCCGGACTCCCCGGACGGCAACTGGCTGCTCGCGTCGAGCAACAACGTCAGCGTCCAGGCCATCGCCGAGATGGCCACCCCGACTCTCCCGCTCAAGGACGGCACCGGGCTGCAGGAAGTCCGGGTCCTGGTCATGGAGTTCGACCCGAGCCAGACCGGCACCCCGACCGTCAACGTCACGGTCACCGATCCGGACGGCACGGTGATCGCCTCCAGCGGGTCGGTCAACGTCACCAGCCAGACCCAGGTCGTCTCGGTCACCTTCGACGCCGCCTCGATGGGTGCCAGCACGGTCCGGGTCGACGTCGCCGGCACCGCGTCCGGCGGTGCGCCGAGCGTGCGCAACACGATCAACATCGGCGCGATCGAGTGGAACACCAGCTACGAGGTCCCGGGCACCGGCGACCAGGCGCTGCCGATGACCGTGAAGTTCGTCCAGGCGGCGGTGATCGGCCCCGGCACCGAGACCAACGAGGCCTTCACGCTCACCCGGGCCAAGACCAGGACGCTGGGCATCGCCACCGAGACCGACGCCTCGCTGGGGATCACCCGGGCCACCCCGTCGCTGGGGCTGGGCAGCGAGACCGACGAGGCCTTCGCGCTGGCTCGGGTCAAGGTCAAGACGCTTGGTCTGGCCACCGACGCGGTGCCGGCCAGCACCAGCGACTTCACTGGGTCGGACGGCGCGGCCTGGCCGGGAGACTGGACCGCGTCGACCCGCACCTCGGGTTCGCAGACCATCCAGGGCAACAAGGGTCGCCTCGCGATCAGCACCAGCTCCTTCTCGCACTCCAAGGCGGTGCTGAACACCCCGCACCCGGTGGGAAGCGCCGAGCTCTCGCTCGACTTCACCCTCAGCGACACCTCGGTCTCGCTGGCCCAGCTGGGCATCTACCTCGGCGCGGACGGCGCCTGGGAGGACCTGGCCTCCATCCCGGTGCGCACCGACGTGGCCGGGCTGCACCTGCGCGTCAACATGAGCGGCAACATCATCTTCGGCCTGCGGGTCGACGGCATCAACCTGCTCACCAGCTCCTCCGTCGCCTCGGGGACCGGCGCGCTGGTCGCCAGCACCCTCTACCGGGTGCGGTTCCGGGCCGTCGAGTCAGCCGACCACTACCACGCCTGGGCCAAGGTCTGGGACGCCGGCGGCGCCGAGCCGGCCGACTGGCACACCTGGAAGATCACCAAGGCGTTCTGGTCCGCGTTCAACACCATGGTGCCGCTGCAGGACCAGGCCGCCCTGGTCCTCGCCTCGTCGGGCACCACCGCGCTCCACGCCGAGTTCGACAACGTCGTGGTCGGCCCGTTCTCCGGCCCGCTGCCGCTGGTGACGGTCAAGCGCCGCGAGCTCGGCCTGGCCACCGAGGCTGACGCACCGCAGCCGCTGACCCGGGTCAAGGTGGTCACCCTCGGGCTGGCCACCGAGAGTGACTCTGCGCTGTCGGTGACAAGGCGGAAGGTGGCCACCCTCGGCATCGCGACCGAGACGGACGCCCCGCTGGCCATCACTCGGGCTAAGACCTGGACGCTGGGCCTGGCCTCTGAGACTGATGCCAGCCTCGGGGTCGCCGAGCCTGGTCAGACCATCGTGCCGATCGGACTGGCGACCGAGAGTGACAGCGGCTTTGCGCTGGCTCGCCGCAAGACCAAGACGCTGGGTCAGGCCTCGGAGAGCGACACCAGCCAGGCGATCACGCGGCAGAAGGTCCGTGCGCTGGGGCAGGCGGTCGAGGTCGACCAGGGCGTCACAGTCACCCGTCGCAAGGTACGCGCACTCGGCCTCGCTACTGAGACCAACACGCCCCTGACCCTGACCAAGGTCGACCCCATCCTGCGTGTGCTGGGCCAGGCCAGCTCGACCCAGACCCCGCTGGCCACAACCCGGCGCAAGGTACGGACCCTCGGCCTGGCCACGGTCACCGGCACCCCGCTGGCCCTCAGCCGGCGCAAGACGCGCGCCCTGGGGCTGGCCAGCTCGACCAACACCTCGCTGGGCATCAGCGAGCCGGGCACCCAGTTCGTCGCGATCGGGCTCGCGACCGCTACCCACACGGCACTGGCACCCACCCGGCGCAAGGTCCGCACCCTGGGTCTGCCCAGCAGCATCAGCACCGCCCAGCCGCTGTCCCGGCGCAAGGTCAAGACACTGGGTCTGGCGACCTCTACCAGCACCGTCCTGGCGCTGACCAAGCGCAAGATCAAGGCACTCACCCAGCCCTCCTCGACCAACAGCGCGCTCGCCCTCACCAAGGTCGACCCGATCCTGCGGGTGCTGGGGCAGGGCAGTGAGACCGACAGCGGCCTGGCCGTCACCCGGATCAAGCGCCGCACCATGGCGCTGCCGGCCGAGACCGAGTTCGCCCAGCCGCTGGCCCGCCGCAAGACCAAGGCGCTGACCCAGCCGTCCGAGAGCGACGTGGCCCTGCCGCTCGGCCAGGTCACGGCCATCCCGATCGGGCTGGCCACCTCGAGCAACACCGGCCAGCCGATCACCCGGCGCAAGGTCAAGACACTGGGTCTGGTCACCGAGGCGGACTCGGCGCTGGCCACCTCTCGGCGCAAGACTCGCGCGCTGGGGCTTCCGACCGAGGCTGACACCGCGCAGGTCTTCACCCGGCGCAGCGTCACCGCGCTGAGCCTGGCCACCGAGATCGACGCCGGCCAGGCGCTGACCGATGTCAAGCGGAGGGCGCTTGGCTTGACATCGGAGTCGGACTCTTCAAGTCCGCTTGCACGACGCAAGGTCAAGACCCTCGGCCTGGCCACCGAGACCGACCAGGCCCAGGTCCTCACCATCTTCGACCCCGGGCTGACCATCCGGAACATCGGGCCGGCCGTCGAGAGCGACACTGGGCAGCCGATCAACCGGGTCAAGCGCAAGACGCTGGGTCTGGCCACCGACGCCTCGAGCGCGCTTGCCCTCACCCGGATCTCGCTGCGCATTCTGGGTCAGCCCTCCGAGACGGACCTGGCGCGCCCGATCGACGACCGGGACACCCGCCTGGTCGGCTTCGGCACCGAGGAGGACACCGCTCAGCCCACCAACCGGGTCAAGCGCAAGACGCTCGGCCAGGCCACCGAGACCGGCGTGGTGCTCGGCGTGCAGCGGGTGCACCAGCACACGCTGGGTCAGCTGGTGGAGACCGAGCAGGCCCAGGCACTGTCCAAGCTCAAGCAGATGGGGCTGGGTCAGCCGTTCGAGCTGGACACCCCGATCACCGTGGTGAACGCCTCGAGCTACCGGGACGTCAGCCTGCGGATCAGCCGCGGCCGCCAGCACAAGATGTTCGTGCGAGTGGCCGGGGCCAAGACGATGGTGGTGGGGCCGGATGGCCACCAGCTCAATGTGTCACCTGAGGAGACCTGATGAAGCTGCCGGCACTCGGCATCGAGTACGTGCCCTTCACGGCCACGGCTGACTTCGAGCTGGATGGCACGCTCGAGTTCCACGTGAGCACCGACCCGGGCTACCCGGGCGCCAGCGCCACCTGGGTGGCCGGCACCTGGACAGATGTCGAGGTGATCGAGGAGAACGGCGACCACGTCCGGACCTTCACCGCCCTACTGGCAGGCTCGGCGGTGCCTTCCGGAGACGTCCCGCCCAGCGCCCAGCAGCTGTCAGCGGGCACGAACTACGTCTACGTGCGGCTCACCGACAGCCCGGAGATCGTCATTCGCCCGGCAGGCCGGGTCACGGGGCTCTGAGGTCCAGCGGGAGGCCTGCCGACCAGCCACCCCGCGTAGTCATTTCGAGTCATCTTACGGCGTGGTAGTTACACTCGTGTAGTTTGCGCCTCTACCTTGCTCCGTGTGACCCACTACTGGGGCGTCGACCTCGGAGTTCGGAGCTACACCGCGGCAGGCATAGCACCTGACGGGTCACTGTCGCTGTTCGAGACCGTCGCCAAGCTGCGCGGCAAGGTCAAGGACCAGTCGATCTTCGATCGTGCCCACGAGCTCGAGTCTCTGGGCACCGCGATCCGCTCGCTGCCGATGCCAGGCGACGTGGCCCTCGTCGAGGAGCCCCCGCTGGCCGGACCCGGCAACGTGCGCACGCTCATCAAGCTCGCCCAGGTGAGCGCCGTCACCACTGTCGGGATGCAGCTGGGTGGAGCCACCACCGGCCTCGTCTCCAACTCGGCATGGAAGAAGGGGACCGTTGGGAATGGAAGCGCCTCCAAAGAGCTCATCGCTCGATGGCTCGAGCGGACCTACCCCGGCTACCACGCTCAGTGTGCGGGTGACCAGAACCGGGTCGACGCTACGTGCATTGCCATCTACGCCCGCACCCTGCACCTCGGAGGAGCTGCTGCCGGGGGTATGGATCAAGCACGAAGTGACCTGGCAGTCGGCTGACGAGTTCCTGGCCGCGAACCAGGATCTCGACTACGAGCCAGACCTCGACGAGCTGATCGACTACACCCCTCCCAGTAACTACCACGGCCCCGAGTGGCACCAGGACGCGCTCTGCGTCGGTGCCGAGGAGAAGACCTTCTTCGGCGCCCGGGACATCAGCGAGCGCCCGGCCATCTCGATGAGCGACATCGCCCGAGCCAAGGCCATCTGCATCGAGTGCCCGGTCATGGACATCTGCCTGGCCACCGCGCTGGGCCTGGAGGGGGAGAACCGCGAGGAGTACGGCATCTGGGCCGGCACCTCGGGCCGCACCCGCAAGCGGATCTGGCACCTGGTCGACGAAGAGGGCCAGGACCTCGAGGAGATCTACGACGACATCCTGGGCGGCAACCTCGCTGCCTACGAGCGTGCGCTGCAGCTGGTGCCCACCGAGGCCCGGCTCGTGCCCTCGGAGTTCAACAGGGAGGCCGCGGCATGAGCAAGGACCGCCGGCGCGAGCTCGCACCCTGGGAGCGCCGCCGCTTCCAGATGCTGCTGAGCGTCCTGATCTTCATCGTGACGTTCTGCGTCCTCAACCAGCTCTTCGGCCGATGACCGACGACCGCGAGGATGGCCAGCTGGCCGTCCCGGAGCAGCTCAACTCCGACGAAGAGCGGGTGGTGGCCGCCCACGCGCTGCGGATGCGCGGCCTGAGCTGGCCCCTCATCGCCCGGCAGGTCGGCTACGCCACGGCGGACGCTGCCGAGGTCATGGTCCGGCGCTACCTGCAGGTGGCAGCAGCCGACCTGTCCCGGGAGCGCCGGGCCGAGGCCCTGCAGATGAGCGTGGACCGGATCGAGGCCCTGCTGGACACCCAGTGGACCAAGGCCGAGATGGGCGACACCAAGGCGGCCGAGTTCTGCCTGCGAGCAGTGGCCACCATCGCCCGCCTGGAGGGCGTGGAGAAGCTCCACGAGACCGAGGGTCAGTCGGTCAAGACGATCGTGATCACGGGGTCCTCCGAGGACTACGTGCGAGAGCTGCAGAACCAGGCCGGGGAGCCCGCGTCTGTCGAACCATTCACCCCTGAGGAGCAGTCGTGACCGCGTACAACGGAGTCATCCTCCCGGATCTCAAGGAGGGCGAGATCGCCCTTGGAGCCGTCGTGCTCACCAAGATCATGAAGCCGAACGGCGAGATCACCTACCGGGAGCACGCCGGCGAGTCGCTGCACGCCATCGAGATGCTCGGGATGGTCGAGACGTTCCGGGACACCCTCAAGACCACGATCATGGGCTCGCTGCGCCAGGCACCTCCTGGGATGGCTGGGGAATGAGCCGGCGCTCCTGCTGGGCGCTGACCGACATCGAGGGCAACATCCTCGACCAGTTCGTGACCGAGCAAGAGGCCCGAGAGGCGACCTACACCGGGGAGTACCCGGAGGACGCCGAGGTCGCCTACCTCAGCGAGCCAATCGTGGGCTGACAGCCCACCCAGGATGGGAACAGGGCCGGGCGGCCGTCTCTGGGCACAGCCGCCCGGTCCTTCGATCGAGGAGGGCCCCGTGGCGCAGACCGAGGTACGAGTGGTGCAACGCTCGCTGCTGGTCGAGCTCTGCCAGGCCGCCGGGTGGCGCACCCAGGACGTGCTGTCGGTGACCTTCACCAAGGACACCATCCAGGCCCGGCTGTTCGCTCGAGACGCTGATGGAGAGTTGATCCCGATCCCTGGCCAGCCCGGCAAGGTCTACACGACGTGGGCGATGGCCCTGGTAGGAGACAGCGATGCCTGACATCACCCTGAGCCTGACCATCACCCGGACCCTGCTGTCCCTGGCCACGCTCGAGCTCAACGACCACACGATCAGCTACGTGGCGGCAGAGAGCACCCCTGGCCCGGTCACCTGGGACCGAGAGCAGGTCCGCTCGCAGTGGGTGGATGGCGACATCACGGTGAGCCGGCGGCGGGCCAACGTCATCGAGAACCTCACCCTGGAGGTGCTGGGAGCCAATGCGGCGGGTCTACAGACCAACCTGGGCACGATCCTCAACGCCTTCAAGCAGGCCACCTACACGCTGACCTCCACCTTCAACGGCACCAGCTACGCCTGGGCCTGTGAGGCAGCGGACTACCAGGTGCTCTGGACCGGACCACGGATGGTGAGCAACCAGGTACAGCTGCAGCTCCAGATCCCGCGCTCCCCGATCCCCACGATCGGACCGTTCTGATGACGCTGAGTACAGACTTGTCGACAATGCAGTTCGGATCGGACGGTAGCTGATGCCTACCGTCGTCCTGGGGCTGCCCACGCGCACAGAGAGCGCGCTGCCCATCCGCAACAAGCGGCTCGGGCTGCCCACAGCGGTGGAGGAAGTCCTCCCGCTGGTCCTGGTGGCGCCGTACAACAACGCGCTGGCTGCTGCGGACGACATCAGCGACGAGAACGGCTACCTGCCGACCTACGGGCTCAACTACGCCAACACCGAGGCGGGGGAGTACACCAACGGCCTGCTGGCGACCATCTGGTGGCTGTGGACCTGCCCCTCGAGCCCGCCGTACTCGATCACCTGGGCCTTCGACTGGGCAGGGCAGAGCGGCTCAGGAGGCGGCAGCGTGCGGGTCTACGCCACCAACGTGCTCACCGCCCCGCCGGCACAGGGGCTGATCGTGGCCCAGCACAACCCGACCGGAGCGTCTGGCACGGCCACCACCACGCTGCTCTCGCCCGTGGCCGGCCAGACGTACCTCATCCAGCAGGGGATCAAGGAGAAGGCCGGCACCCAGGGTCACTTCTCCCAGCTCATCTCCTGGCTGGCCCCTCCAGCGGCGTTCACCCCGGTGATCCCATGAGAACTCCAGCAACCGTGACCTGCCCGACCTGCGGTGAGACCGAGGTCGTGACCCCTGACGGTCGAGGCTTCCCGCCCGACATCGCCCGCCGGCGCCTGGCCAAGAGGTGCGGGCACAAGGCCCTGGACATGACCTACAAGGCCGGCGTCTCCATCACCAAGGCGACCCCATGAGGCACCGCCACTACCTGACCGACCAGAAGGGCCGGCACCAGGCGCTCTCCTGCCCCAACGAGTGCCGCTGCGGGAAGAAGAACACCTGCCTGGCCGCACATACGTTCGATGGCGCCCTGAGTGTCGGCATGGAGCCCTACGACGAGGCCCTGATCATGATGCAGGACGAGCTGACCGGCTGGGCCAGCTACCAGGACGTGGAGGTGCGGGCCGCATGATCTGCGAGGGCTGCATCGTCCAGGGCTTCTACGGCCACCAGTGCGTCCGGACGGTAGTGCGCAACTGGATCACGCCCACCGAGACCGTGGAGCGGACCTACACCTGCGCGTGCGCGATCGAGCGTGGTTGCGGTAGCTGGACTGGAGAGGTGACCTGATGGCTGGGCTCAAGTTCACGTCCAAAGAGAAGCGAGACGAGTACCTCGCCAGCCTCAAGGCCCCTCCGGCGCGCGTGCCCAGTGCGGCCGCCGTGTGTGGCGCCTCCTGCTGCACTCCCCTGGTGATCATCAACGGCAAGGGGCCGGGCTGTGCCAGCTGCGGTGGGCTGCTCCTCACGGACGGCCCCTTCCGCAACGGGGACGCCTTCCCCATCCGCATCTGCTGGGTCTGCAAGAAGGCCCGCGCTGAGGAGGTCTGGGTCTGATGGGCGTCCTCGCGAGCCAGATCCGGGCCATCACCAAGACCGTGGTGAACATGCCCACGCCGACCCTGGTCGACGGGCAGCCCCAGAACTGGCAGCCCACCAGTGTGGACACCACGGCAGCCGGCTTCTTCGTCATCGCCATGGGCCCGCAGGGTGGCTCGATGACCGACGTCACCTACTTCCGCGGCGTGCCGACCATGCTGGAGAACTACTCCTTCCTGGACCCCTTCGGCCCAGGTGCGGCCACCATCAACTTCCCGCAGATCACGATCTTCGACGACCTGGACGCCTTCGGGTGGCTGGGCACCGAGGACAACCCGGCCAACGTCGACATCTGGTGGTACGAGGCAGCTGCGGGCACCGACTTCCGCAACCCGGTCACCGACGCGGTCAGCCTGACCTACGGGGCGGGCACCAGGATCTGGGAGGGCTTCGTGGCCTCCCGGGACCTCAACGGGGACGAGAGTGCCGGCGGCCTGCAGATCCAGTGCCAGGGGGCGCTGTTCCAGCTGGACTACTTCAAGCAGAAGCCGTTCTACCCGCGCCGCCCCTTCCGCCTGGAGAACCTGCTCTTCGAGATCTCCCACCCGGACTACGGCCCGGGCAACCAGGGCCACTGGATGGGCAAGCCCTCCCTGCGCACGCTGCCCCTGCTCAAGCGGTTCCCTACGGGCTGGACGAAGATCACTCCTCCCCGAGGCGAGGGCGAGCCCAACCTCTACACGCCGGTGGGCTTCCCCAACCGCCTGGAGACGGGCTACTCGACCCGCAACACCGGCAACTGGGACGCCACGCTCACCGGCTACTTCCAGGACATCCTGGCGATCATGTTCACCACGGACGACTGCGGCGTGACCCCGGGCAACCAGTGGGCGCTGCGCATGGAGCCCAACCGTCAGCCGGTGCTCGAGGTGCGTGACCGCAACCGGACTCCTGACTTCGAGCTGTGGGCCGGCACGCCTGGGGTGCGCATCCAGGTCAGCGAGGACTACACCCAGATCGAGAACGAGCTCTACGGCGAGGGCACCGGCGTCGACGGAGTGACCTGGCGCAACGCCTACGTCACGGGCGCGTGGAACCGCACCGAGTACGAGCCCCTGGCCGCCAAGGCCGAGGTCTTCCCGCCGCCGGTCGATGGCGTGCCCAATGCCTCCTACGACGCCAACGTCATGGTCCACGAGTCCAAGACGCAGTACCCGCCTGGTGTGGACCTCGAGCAGGCCGAGACCAGCGCCTCCAAGCGGCTGGAGCGGGTGCAGGACGCGGGCCTGATGGGCACCCTGAGCCTGCGCTGCGACCCCTCCAACATGACCAAGTGGCAGATCAAGGCGGGGATGACCGTCCTGATCAAGGGGATCAAGGGCTCGGGCACCACGGGCGTGCGCTTCCACATCGCCGAGGTGGTGTCCCGCCCGCAGTCCAACTCGGTCGAGTGCAAGATCGACACCAAGTACCGCGACCTGCTCACCCTGGAGGAGGCCCGGGCCCGCAACATCGACCCGCTGACCCCGAGCAAGCTCCTCCAGGTCAACAAGAAGAGCGCCACCATCGAGGACATCCTGGCGCCCTGGGACTACTACGCGGGCTCGGGCTACATCCCTCGGTACGCCCGGCACGGCAAGAACCGCCGCGAGGGCTTCAACAGCCGGTACAACTACTTCGCGGGGATGGCCTACACCAACCGCTTTCCCTGGGAGAGCTGGACCCGCAACCACCCGCCCTCGGGCTACTCGATCCGGGAGGACGGGTTCTCCCGTGGCCCGTTCGTGCGGGTGGACGCCAACGCCTCGGCCTCGCGCAACCGCTGGTCCCTGGTGCCCATGCTCACGGCCCAGAAGTTCACCAGCCGGCGGATCGAGGTGGCGGCCTACGACGTCAACGGCAACGTGCTGGAGATCCCCTTCCACGTGTCGATCTACTACACCCGGCCCAGTCCGGTGGCCGACTTCATGCCGCACGAGGGCACGGACTACAGCCCCTTCCGCGAGGGCGCCTTCCAGTCCTACGACGAGACCGGCGTGGCCACCCCGAACGACGCTCCGGACGCCTCCCTGGTGATCGGCTGGGGCAACTTCGACCAGAAGGCCGGGCACAGCCCTGGGCTGAGCTCAGCGGGCTTCCCCGCCACTGGCCTGCTCATCGACGAGACCAGCTGGGGTCACGACAACTCGACCCCGGAGAACCCGCTCTGGGACGAGCCCGCAGCTGACGCAGGCGAGCCCCAGCCCGCCGAGGCGATCACCCTGTGGTGCGCCTTCTACGCCGAGCACACCTCCGACGTGTACTTCCTCGGCCGGGTCTACAACCAGCCGCAGACCGGGAGCTAACCCTTGCCCGCCTCCAACATCGACCTGCGCTTCACCCGGGAGGACTCGACCTACGGGGCTGGCTCCCGGATCGAGGTCCCCGGCTCAGAGACCAGCGGCACCGTCTCGCTGTCCATCCCGGACCCCGGCGGCGTGGTCGGCTACTCGACGCCCTGGAACACCCGAGGCGGCGCCAGCACCTTCCACGGCGCTACCGAGCCCCCGCCGGACGGCAAGGGTTGGTTCCTGCACGACACCAGCGTGCTGGATGGCTTCCGGGCCTACAACGACGCGGCCACCACCGGCACCATCGACTTCGAGACCTTCTCCGGGGCGATCGACGCCGACGTCTACCTGCGGGTCTACAAGTACACGATCTCCACCGGCACCTACATCAAGATCGGCTCGATCTTCGACGGGACGACGTCCTTCCAGCAGAGCCGCAACGCGGTGATGACCGGCACGATGGGGATCAGCGGGCCCTTCGACGCGGACAACATCCTCTACGTCGACGCGGTCTGGCACTTCCCGGACGGCACCTCGACCGCGCGCACGGTCAACCTGCGCACCGGCAACGGCATCAGCGTGCTCAGCCTGCGGATCAGGCCGAACAGCGAGGTGGCGCCGGCCAACGACAACCTGGCCAATGCCACCGACATCGGCTCGGCGCCCTCGGGTCAGGTCAGTGCCTCGAACTTCTTCTCCTCTTACGAGGTGGGCGAGGTCAAGAACGGGCCAGCTGGCGACGGCGTGGTCTACAACAAGGTCTACGGCGGCCTGGGGCTGGATGCCAACGGCTCGCTGTGGTGGAAGTGGACCTGCCCCACGGTGGGTGGGCCGGAGAAGGTCCAGTTCGACTGCTTCGGCACCCTGACCACCAGCGTCACCGATGGCGAGACCGGCCAGTTCGTGCGCCTGGACACCCGGCTGCGGATCTACACCAGCCCGACCCCGCTGGCCCCGGTGCACGCGACCCTGGTCGAGGTGGCCGAGAACGACGACTCGGGCAGCTACTACCCGTTCAGCAGCGAGGGCTCGAACGCGAAGATCATCCTCGACACACTCACGCCGGGGGAGACCTACTTCATCCAGCTGTGCTGCCAGACTCGTGGTGCCGAGAGCGACGAGTCACCCACAGCCACCCCGCCGGGCGGCTCGTTCAACAACCTGCGGCACGGGCTGATGCGGCTGAACTGGTCGATGCTCTACCGCGGGCCCTGGGTTCAGCCGGCCGACGTGGTCTTCGACAACACCGACCTGCCGGGCCTCGCCAACTACGGCAACGGGGACGTGCCGGGCCAGACCGGGTCCAACCCGTTCCACCAGACCAAGCAGTACCACGGCTACACCTCGATCTGGGGCTTCGCCGGCTACCCGTCCCCGCACGACGACCCGGACGCCTACTGGCTGGCCAGCCTGCGCTGCCACTGTGGCGACCAGAGCATCGACGAGACCGGCAACAACACCGAGATCGGCTGGGACCCGCCCAACACCTGGCTGCCCGGCGCCTACCGGCTCAACGGCTCCCAGATCTGGGACATGGGCGGCTCGAACCAGTACAGCGGGGTGGGTGACGGTTCAGGAGCCAACGGCGCTGACCTGTCCTCGGGCGGCTTCGCCAGCATCCTGCCGCCCGGGCTCGGTGCCGGGGCGCTGTGCAACTGGTCGACCTACTGGGGCTTCTCGGTCTTCAACCCGCTGGCGCTGGCCTACGCCTCGGAGATCTGGTCCTACACCGGCTCGCTGCCCTCTGGCGCGTCCGAGGCGGTGTACTCCAAGAACTGCGCCGACATCGTCAGCTTCAAGGTCCGTCCGGCCGCCCAGGGCTCCTCGGCGCACCCGGCCTCGGGGACCTTCGGCACGGTCATCACCGGTGAGTGGTGGGAGCTGCCCAACAACAGCCCGGCCGCGCCCGAGTGGGGGCTCTACCGCAACGCCAGCGGTCTGCTGGTCTGCCGGACCAACACCCCGCCGGGGGGCTGGCCGATCGGGCTCCCGGGCGACATGCGGACGATGGCCGGCACGCTCAAGATCGGTGAGGTCACCTTCACCAGCGGGGTCCGGACGGCCATCACCACGGCCTGGCGCGAGCCACCGGAGTGGCAGTACGTGATCACCGCCGACACCGACACCTGGACCAACGCCGACGAGTACTACGCGGGCTTCGGGGTCGACTTCGTGCTCGACGACGCGACGATGGGCTACCAGGGCGGCACCCCGACCTGGTCGTTCACCCGGCACATCGAGGGCCAGGACCTCGAGTTCGAGATCGTGCTGCGCAAGCCCTGCTACGCCTTCATGTACACCGGCCAGCAGTACGACCTGGGCACGATCATCTTCACCGACGACTGCTCGAGCACGGCGGCCTGGACCCACGCTGACCCGTTCGCCATCGTCAGCGGCCGGTTCCAGTTCGTCACCTCGCCCCAGGACGCCTACCAGGACCTGGGCGCGGCCGAGGGCGACACCATCCAGGTCGAGTTCGACTTCGAGCCGCCGGCCGACCTCTCGGGCATCGGTGGCGGGGAGTTCGTCAGCTTCTACGAGGGCGGGTCGACCACCCGCCACATCTACGGCAACCTGGCCAACCTGACCGGCACGGTGACCTGGCAGGTCGGCGCCGCCACCGTCCTCACCTCGACCGGGCTGGTGCAGGCCGGCAGCCACCGCTACAAGGTCCAGGTCAAGATCGGGGACGGGACCAGTGGCTTCATCCGGGTCTACCGGGACGACGTGCTGCACTCCCAGCTCAACGTCGGCGACACCCGCAACGGTGGTACGGACGGCCTGATCGACCGGGTGCTCTGGGGCGCGCACGGCAACACCACCTACCTGGACAACGTCGAGATCGGCACCGCGACCCTGGTCAACGACGACTGCCCGCCGCTCGAGCCCCCGCCGGTCACCGGGGTGGAGCCCCCGCTGCGCATGATCCAGCGCGACGACGACAACGGGCTGCGCACGGACGGTAGCCAGACCCCTCGGCTGCTCAACCCGGGCAACCCGCAGCGGGCCAGCTCGGAGCAGCGGTCGCAGTACCCGCGGCTGCAGACCCGCAACGGCAAGGGCTACCGCTGAGCCTCTGACCAGGGGCGACTTGACTCCCAGGCTCCACTGGCGATAGAGGCAAGGTCTATCGCTGGACCTTGCTAAGTCAAGGGGAGCGCATGGCTCTTGCCGACGATCTACGTGGCCTCTACGGGGCCTTTGAGGTGCGGGTCTGCAAGATCTGCGCCCTGCTCAAGACCCTGCCGGCTGAGGAAGCAGCACTCCTCGACGAGGCAGTCCGCCTGGTGGCGATCAAGAAGGTGCGGGCCGCGATGGAGAGGAACGGCCACTTCATCGGGGAGAAGCAGTACTACGACCACCGCACCCATCAGGCCCCAGGCATGGACGACGAGTGAGCCTGGAAGACGATCTCCGGGCCGCGCTGGACCGGAGTGGTGGTGAGGCCCAACCCGCGCGTAAGCCCGCCCCAGACGGGCTCCAGTGGTCCTGGGACGGCAACCAGGGGCTGATCGAGACCCCGGCGCTGACCGAGCGACCCACCACCTGGGACGTCTTCGTGCGCGACTCGGGCCTGGACCCCGAGGAGGTCGAGGTCATCGAGCCGGTGGAGTCGACCGGCTGGGACGCCACACACCGGACCAAGGAGGGCGACAACGTCACCGTCCGGATGCACCGCTACAAGATCAAGGTCCGCCGGCGCTCGGCCTACATCCGCGAGCTGCCCCTGCTCTTCGCCGAGGCCCGGAGGGTCAAGAGGTTGCCCAAGCCCGACTCAGCCCAGCCCGAGCGCGTGACCATCGTGGGCTACGCCGACCCGCAGACCGGCAAGGTGGCCCGCCGAGGCGGCACCCCTGAGCTCATCGCCCGGATGGGCCAGTCCCTCGAGCGGCTGGACGACTACCTGGGCCGGGTCAAGCCCGAGGCGGCCATGCTCTTCGACGTCGGGGATGCCATCGAGGGCTTCGAGAACACCGGCAACCAGATGTCGACCAACGACCTGTCGATCATGGACCAGGTGGACGTGGCCTCCACCGTGCTGTTCCAGATGGTCAACCTGCTGGCCAAGCGGACCCTGCGGGTAGGCGTGCGGGGGATCGGCTCCAACCACTGCCGGTGGCGCAAGGGCAAGGACCAGCTGGGCACGCCCGGGGACGACTGGGGCATCTTCATGCTCAAGCAGCTGCGGCGCGCCCTGGCCATGGACGGGGCCAGCTTCGGGCACGTGGACGTCCAGTGGCCCGAGACGTTCGAGGAGACGCTCTCGCTCGAGGTGGCCGGCCGGATCATCGGGCTGGCCCATGGTCACCAGGCGCCTCGGCCCGAGGGCATCCCGCTGTGGTGGGCCAAGCAGGTCCACGGCGGCCAGCCCATCGCGCACGCGGACATCCTGATCACCGGGCACTACCACCACCTGCGGGTCCAGCCCTCGGGGCGCAACCCCTGGACCGACCGGTCCAAGTGGTGGCTGCAGTGCCCGACCATGGACAACGGCTCGGACTGGTACCGCCAGATCAGCGGGGACGACTCCGACCCGGGCCTGGTGGTCTTCACCCTCACCCGGGGCCAGGATGGCTACCCTTTCGAGAACCTCGAACTCCTGTAGGAGATGACCATGCCTCAGCACGTCGAGCTGCAGACCGGTGCTCCGCGCAGCGAGTTCGACCTCGCCTTCCTCAAGGGGATGCTCGACCGGATGGGGGTCTCGTTCTACAAGTACGGCCCGCTCAAGGCGGCCTACCCGCACGACCTGGACGCCATCGCCAGCCTCAAGGTCCGCCTGGCCCGCTACGAGGAGGACGGCAACACCGAGTGGCTGATGGACGTGGCCAACTTCGCCATGATCGAGTTCATGCGGCCGCGGCACCCCCAGGCGCACTACGCCCCGCAGGACTCGGACACCAGCCCCGGCCGGGTCACCGCTCGAGGCAGCCAGACCGACGCTCGCAACGGGGACAAGAAGCTCTGGTTGTAACCTCAGGGGCATGACCGAGATCCCCTGCGGTGGCATCGTCGAGACCAACGAGGTTGGCGTCTACGGCCTCTGCACTCTGCCCGATGGCCACGATTGTGACCACGTCCCGGACCCTGACCCGGAGCGTGTGAAGGCCGCACTAACCATCCTGCTGGCGGGACAGTAGGCTGACCCCGCGAGGCCCCGGGTGGCCGACCGGCCTAACGGTGCTCGGGCTGGGCACTCGATTCGCCCTGTGACCCCTGAGTGTCGGAGACACGGCCCGGGGCCTCGCCCTTGGTCCTCGTAGCTCAGGTGGTAGAGCTCCGGCCTGAAACTCCGGGCGCGTCGGTTCGACTCCGGCCGAGGGCACCCTGCTACGGTGCCTCCCATGCGCCGATGGTGATCACCCCTCCTCAGAGGGGGTGTGGTGTACCGGCAGCATCGCGGCTTCCAAACCCGCTGGACTCGGTTCGATTCCGGGCACCCTCGCGCGTCACAACCTTAGCTATGGCCTCGCCATAACAAAGGTTGGTTGGAGGGAGGCTGGCCCCGTCTTCCCACGCACACGGGGCAACTTGGTCCAGACTTTTGGTCCATGCCGATCAACCAGACCGGGGCTGGCTTCCACCGGGACAGCCGCAAGGAGGCCCGCGCCGTCCGTGGCGCCCGGGTGCAGTTCGTGATCTACGACGAGCTGCAAGACCTGATCTGCAACGAGTGCGGCAACGACAACGTCTGCGAGGGCTACCTCAAGTGCTCGGAGTGCCTCGAGCAGGTGGGTGAGTGATCAGCCCCAGCAGGTAGCGCGGGTAGTGCTCGCGACGCTCCTGCTCGTCCTCGGTGGTGAACCCGCAGCTGGTGCAGCGGGTGAGCGACCGCACGCCCTTGGCCGTGCGCTGGTTGCGCAGCGTGGTGACGACCCGGCACCTGTCCCAGCCCTCGGGCAGTTCGCTCATGGGCTGATGCTACGGGTTGACTGGACAACGCTCCCAGCCTGAGAAGGAGGGGAGCAGCCCAGAGCTCCTCGGTGAGGAGTTCGTCATGCAGCAGCTGTACCCGAAGGCGGACGCCCGCCTGATCCCGGCTGGCAGCAACGACCCGGAGATCATCCCGGTCGGGGCCATCCTGCACGTCGACGCGGGCAGCGCCTGGTCGCTGTTCAACTGGTTCAACGGTCCCAGCGGTGGCATCGAGAGCCACCTGCACATCCGCAAGGACGGCTCGGTCGAGCAGTACCGCGTCTTCGGCCGGGAGGCCGACGCCAACGGCGGGGGCAACAGCTGGATCGGCCGGGACGGCCGGCGCTACGGCTTCATCTCGGTCGAGACCCAGGGCCTGGGCCCGGGCTGGTGGACCAAGGAGCAGAAGGCAGCGATCAAGGACTTCCTGAGCTGGAGCTCGAAGGAGTTCGGCTACCCGCTGCGCAAGGTCAAGATGAGCCGCCCTGGTGACGTCTCCCAGGGTGGGGTGGGCTACCACAAGCTGTTCGACCTCTGGAACGCCCAGGGCAAGCCCTGCCCGGGCCTGAACCGGGTGCGCTGGTTCAACAACAAGCTCGTCCCCTGGATGGACGAGCAGCGCCACGAGTACCACACGGTGGTCTCGGGCGACTCCATTCTCTCGGTCAGCCGGAAGTACGGCATCACGCCGCTGCGGCTCTGGCAGCTCAACCGAGAGCTCTTGAAGCCCGGCGAGAAGCTCCGGGTCCGCTGAGCAAGGGAAGGCTGAGATGTTCGAGCTTACGGGCAACGTCGCGGGCTGGCTCCGCGACGAGCTCCCCAAGTACTGGAAGGCTGTAGCAGCTACGGCCCCCGCCGTCCTCTTCGTCGGGGCCGAGGTGGTCCAGGCAGTGCAGAACGGGGCGGAGGACGGCTCACTCACCTCGGGTGACGTCTACCGCATCGTCACGGCTGCGGTAGCTGCCTACATGGTCTTCAAGGCGAAGAACAAGCCCGCCGAGGCCTGAGCGTGTTCGCGGGGGCAGCGGAGCCCGCAGGCTGGACGATCACCGTCCCGGGGATGCTCTGGTTCTTCGGAGCGGTGATCGTCGTCAGCGGCGGCGTAACAGTGCTGTGGAGGGCGTTCGGCTCACCGATCTTCACGTTGATGGGTCGGACCAACGAGTTTCTCGACGACTGGTTCGGCGTGCCGGACCGAGACGGTGTTCCTGGCCGGAAGGGCGTCATGGCGCGACTGACCGACCTGGAGATCGAGAAGATCGACCGTCTGGAGTTCCGCCAGCTGGCCGACCAGGTGGCTGAGAAGGCCACCCATGCCGACCTGCTGCAGCTCCGTGTGGCGCTCGAGCGGCACATCACTCGGGTGGAGGAGATCCGGGGGCTCTCGGACGGCGACGTCCCGCACCCCTCCGAACCAAGCTGATGGCCATCGAGTCGCAAGGACCGGGGTTCGTCCTCGGCCGCCCTCCGACGACGGACGACGAGCTGTACTGGATGGTCAAGGCGCTCTGGGGCGTCACCATCCCCCGGGGCAAGGTCTGCCCGGAGCACTGCTCGCCGTTCCAGGCCTTCGCCGACGCCTACTTCGGGCGCAACTCGATCGACCCCGAGAGCTCGGTCACCAGCATCGCGCTGTGGCACGGCTCTCGTGGTCTGTCGGGCAAGAGCTTCATGCTCTCGATCCTGGGCCTGACCAAGGCCTTCATGATGGGCTGCGACGTCAACCTGCTGGGTGGCTCCTTCGCCCAGTCGGCCAACATCCACGAGCACATGCGGGCCGCGCTCGAGTTCAAGAACGCCCCGCGGTACATGCTCAAGGACGAGGGCGCCCAGGTCATGAAGCTGACCAACCGGGCCCGCATCCGACCGCTGACCGCCTCCCAGCGGACCGTCCGTGGTCCTCACCCGCCGTTCCTGCTCCTCGACGAGATCGACGAGATGGAGCTGGCCATCCTGGACGCGGCCCTGGGCCAGCCCATGCGGCAGAAGAACTACCTGGGCGAATGGGTCGAGCCCTACACCGTGATGTGCTCGACCTGGCAGAACGCCGAGGGCACCTTCACCGAGATCTACAAGCGGGCCGACGAGAAGAACATCCCCAAGTACACCTGGTGCTACAAGGACACGGCCAACCCCGAGGACGGCTGGCTGACCGAGAAGGCCATCGAGGAGAAGAAGGCCTCGATCCCGGCCGAGATGTGGCGCGTGGAGTACGAACTGGGTGAGCCCTCGATCGGCAACCGTGCCTTCGACTCCGAGGCCGTCGAGCGGATGTTCTCCCTGCCCATGGAGCCCCTGCGCAAGAAGGAGGCCAAGGACTACGAGGAGTACGTCTTCGCCGACCCCGAGCACCCGGGCACCTACATCATCGGGGCGGACTGGGCCAAGGAGCAGGACTACACCGTCATCACGGTGATCCGCACCGACCGGGTGGACACCCAGGGCCTCGAGCTCGTCTACTGGGCCCGGCTCAACCGCCGGCCCTACCCCTTCATGGTCAAGATGTTCAACGACGCCATGCAGCGGTACGGCGCCCAGGGCGAGTACGACCGGACCGGTCTGGGCAACGTGGTGGCCGACTACATCGACGACCGGGCGCACGGCTTCATGATGACCGGCGACAAGCGCGCCTCGATGCTCTCTGAGTACGTCAACGCGGTGGAGCGGGACATGTTCAAGGTCCCGCGCATCCCTACCGCTTACGTTTCGCACAAGTACGCCCAGGTGGGCGACCTCTACTCCAATGCCAAGGCACAAGGCTTCCACCTGCCCGACGAGGTCTGTGCGCTGGCCCTGGCCTACTACCGCTTCTCCAAGGGCGGGGCGCCGGCCATCCCCCTGGTCATGGGCAAGGGCAAGGACACCAACAGGTACGCCAGGCACTTCGAGGTCGACAACCGCAACGAGCACGACCCGACCGCCGAGCCCATCGAGGGCCAGGTGCACATGCCGGAGAAGCGTAAGCGGGGCAATGAGCTGTCCCTGATGGCTTGACCGAGCGACAAGACAGCACGGAGACGATGACTTCATGACCGTCAGCCCCCACCTCGGGTACGAGGACGAGAGCCTCGAGGCCCTCGACGAGATGCCCACGAACGTGCCGACGCACGTCGAGCTGGGGCAGACCGGCCTGCGCCGTACGGGCGGGTACATCGACGAGGAGTTCCTCCCGCAGCTGCGCGGCCGCAAGGCCGTCCAGATCTTCCGGGAGATGGAGACCAACGACCCCATCGTGGGTGCGCTGCTCTTCGCCATCGACCGGCTGCTGCGCCAGGTCGAGTGGCGGGTGGAGGCCGCCGGGGACGCCCCGGAGGACAAGGAAGCTGCCGAGTTCGTCGAGCAGTGCATGGAGGACATGTCCCACACCTGGGACGACCTGATCTCCGAGATCCTCACCATGCTGCCCTACGGCTGGGCCATGAACGAGATCTGCTACAAGCGCCGGGTCGGCCCCTGGGAGGAGGACCCGCTCAAGAAGAGCCAGTACACGGACGGCAAGATCGGCTGGCGCAAGATGCCGCTGCGTGCGCAGGAGACCCTGCTGCGGTGGGTCTTCGACGACAACGGCTCGCTCAAGGGCATGATCCAGATGGCGCCGCCGAGCTACCGCCCGGTGCCGCTGCCGATCGAGAAGTGCCTGCTCTTCCGGCCGAACTCGGTGAAGAACAACCCCGAGGGCCGCTCGATCCTGCGCAACGCCTACCGGCCCTGGTACATGAAGAAGCGCCTCGAGGAGATCGAGGCCATCGGCGCCGAGCGCGACCTGGCCGGTATGCCGGTCGGGCGGGTGCCGGCCGACTACCTCAACGCCCAGCCGGGCACCGACAAGGCCAAGATGGTCGAGGCCTACAAGCGCATGGTCCGCTCGGTGCGCCGGGACGAGCAGGAGGGCATCGTCCTGCCCACCCTGTACGACCAGGAAACCAAGCAGCCGCTGTTCGACTTCGAGCTGCTCAGCTCCGGCGGCACCCGGGCCTTCGACACCTCGGCCATCATCCAGCGGTACGAGCAGCGGATGCTGATGACCGTTCTGGCCGACTTCATCCTGGTCGGTCACGAGTCGGTCGGCTCCTACGCCATGCACACCGACAAGTCCGGCCTGTTCCGCACGGCGATCAACTCCATCGCCCGGGCCATCGCCGACGTCTTCAACCGGAACGCCATCCCGCGTCTGTTCAAGATCAACGCATGGACCCCGGAGAAGCTGCCGAAGATCGTGCCCAACGACGTCGACCCGCCCGACCTCACCCAGCTCGGCCAGTTCATGGGCCAGATGGCTCAGGCTGGCGTGGTCTGGTTCCCGGACGCCGAGCTCGAGAAGTTCGTCCGGGACGCCGCCCGGCTGCCCCAGCTGTCCGAGGAGGCCGAGGCTGCCCTCGAGCTGGAGAGCCGGCAGGCCGACGTCATGCGGGTCGCCCAGCAGCGCATGGAGATGCTCGGGATGCAGATGGAGGCCCAGCAGGGCGCTCTCGGTCTGCAGCAGCAGCAGATGCAGATGGAGCAGCCCCAGCCGGACCCCTCAGCGGTCCAGGACACCGACATCGAGATCAAGCGGCAGATGGCCGAGCAGGACATGCGCCACAAGGACGAGGCGCACAAGACCAAGCTGCAGATCGAGCAGGAGCGGCACAAGACCGGGCTCAAGACCGAGTCCGAGCGGAACAAGCAGTCCCTGCGGTTCGAGCGTGACAAGGGCAAGCAGGAGCTGACCTACTCCCGGATGTCGCAGCGCCAGCGGCTGCTGCTCGAGCGCCAGAAGGCCCAGCAGCAGTCGGCTGCCAAGAAGCCTGCCAAGAAGGCCACGCCGAAGAAGGCCCCGCCCAAGGGCAAGAAGTGAGCCGGCGCAAGGCGGTGGCGATCGGGGCTGGCGCCGCGGTCGCCGGCGCTGGTGGGTACATCCACGCCAACCGGTTCGGCAAGCCGCCCAAGGCGCCGAAGGAGCCGTACAAGCGGCGCTCGGAGGTCGACTCGGTCGAGCCCCGGCACAAGCAGACCACCTTCGACGCCCCGAACGGCAACACCTACAACGTCGACCGGAAGATGAAGCGGACCGTGGTCGCGCTCAACCGGTCCGGGATGCGCACCTTCGCCTCGGACCAGGGCGACCGGCGGCTCATCAACGACACCAAGGACGCCTACGTCGCCATCCGGGACAAGAACCGCACCCACCGGGCCAAGCTCGAGTCTGGCCTGCCCAAGAAGCGGTTCCGCTTCGACGACGACGAGCTGACCCCGAAGGACACCGTGGTGCGGTTCCGCGCGGGTGCCCGCAACCGGCGCAAGCTGCGCCAGGTGGCCACCAAGAAGACCCCGACTCCCCCGACGACCGGACCTACCCGCTACGAGGAGGGTCGGGAGTTCTCCAGCGGTGAGCGGGAGCGACTGCTGCCCACCAAGAGCGAGCAGCAGGCCCGGATCAACAAGGCTTTCGACGCCATCGCGGCCGGCCAGGACATCACCAAGGCCTACGGTCGCGGCCCGGCCATGGACGCCGCACGCTGGGGCGCCGGTGTTTCTGCGGCTTCTGCGGCAGGTGGCGGAGCCTCCTACGGTGCCGAGCGGGTCGCCTCCAAGGACGAGAAGAAGGCCAAGAAGACCGCGGTCGCCGCCGTCCTGGGTGGCGGGGCAGGACAGGCTGGGTACCAGCTGGCCGGTTACCAGGCCAAGCACTCAGCAGCACGCAAGCACGAGGCGTCCGGGATGTCCCGGTCGAAGACCGACAAGAAGCTCAAGAACGTGAAGGCGATGCACGGTGCCTTCACCGCAGGCATGTACCGGAACTACCCCAAGGACATGCCGGGGGCCAAGACCCACAGGGCCCTCGGGTGGACGCACCGGGGCAAGTCGGGAACCGCCCTGGGGACCGCAGTCACCCTCGGGGCAAGTGCAGCAGCCGTCGCGGCCGCTCGCCGAACGAAGGAGAAGAAGTGACGACGCTGCGGCCGCTGACCGGCATCGCGAAGCGGGTCTACGACGACATCATGTCGCTCGAGCCCGAGGCTGCGGCCGAGTACGCCCGGATGGTCGTCTGGGGCGCCCTCCAGCACGACATGGAGGTCCACCAGGACGTCCTCCAGCACCGGATCGACACCATCGTCTCCAAGCGGGCTGCCTACCTCAAGGAGGGTGTGGTCCGCACCTACGTCTCCAAGCGCGCCAGCGGTGACGACGTGGACCACCTGCACCGGGTGGCCGAGGTGGTCTCCAAGGCCGGCTTCGGCTCGCTGACCACCGAGGAGCGCCGGCGCTTCGCCCAGCTGCAGGGCCACGACCCGCGCACCGGCCAGTTCAAGTCCAAGACGAAGATCATCCGGTACAACGACCGGGCCAAGCCGATGAGCGGCCGGTTCGCCGGCTCGATCGGGATGCAGGAGGACAAGGCCAAGCACCTCAGCCGCCGGGACCGGGCCCAGTACCACCAGGCCTACCTGCAGCTGGCCGGGATGCTTGACGAGTTCACCGAGGTGCCGGCCGGGACGGCCACCGTCAGCCTGCTCTACCGCAAGGGCCCGCTCGGTGGTCTCGAGCGGGTCTCGGTTCCCTACGTGCCGGGCCAGAAGCCAGACGACTACCTGGACGCCTCCAAGTTCAAGGGCCCGGCGGAGAAGAAGCTGGTCGAGGCCTCGGTCATCGTCGACGGCGGGCTCAACGTGGAGGGCGCGGCCTTCAACCTGGTCGGTGGGCTCACCGGCTCCCCGGCTGCGGGCGGTCGGGCGGCTCGTGCCATGACGCTCGACCCGGAGACGGGCAAGGCTCCCGGCCTGGAGAACTTCAAGACCTTCGCCGAGGACTGGGACACCCTCGACGCCGAGGACGTCCGCAACCCGTCCAGCCGGGTCTTCCGCCGGATGCGGGCCGGCTCCAAGCTGCTCAGCGACCTGGCCGGCCCCACCCTGCCCTACCAGGCCCAGATGGCGCTGCGGACGGCCGAGATCGCCGGCCAGTACGGTCCGGAGGCCCAGAAGGTCATCGGCCCACACGCCGACCGGGCGGCTTACCGCTACCGGGGCGTGGAGAAGCGCCCCGACCCCGGCCTGCAGTCGGTGGTCTCCTCGAGCAGCCGCGACCAGGTGATCTACGGCAAGTGGGAGCGCCACGGGCACGGCCCTGCGGTGCACCAGGAGTCCAAGCTGGTCTCCTACTTCCAGAACCGGCTGCCCGACGCCGAGCTGATGCACCTGCAGCGCAAGTCCGGCACGATCCCGCCCTCCGAGGGCGTCATCATCGACAAGAAGGGCAAGGTCGTCACCCAGGCTGTCGGCTACGGCGACGACTGGTACCTGCCCTTCAACCTCAAGACCCTGAGCAAGCTGCGGGGTGGGGACTACATCCGGACTCGTACCTTCGGCGGCCCGACCACCGAGGACATCTACACCGGCCTGATGAGCGGCGCCCGCTCGGTCACCGTGGTCAGCCACAACGGTGTCTTCACCATCGAGTTCGACGAGTCCTTCCGGGGCACCCGGCGCTACTCGGACAAGGCCGGCCGGATGGTCAAGCGGTACGGCCACCTGCTTGACGCGGTGAAGTCCCAGGACGTCCGGCTGGCCGAGATCCCGGCCGAGCGGATGCGCGACCTGCACGCGATGGTGGCGGCCGAGGGGCTCAACCCCCGGGACCGCACCGACCGCAAGGAGTACGACGAGCGCCTCTCCGAGCTGATCGAGGAGGAGAAGCGCGACCCGCAGCTCTCCGAGGCTCAGAAGCGGAAGCTGGCCGAGGACTTCGTCAACGCCAAGGCGTCCCACATGAAGACCCAGGACGGCTACGCCGCGGACTGGACGGCGCTGGCCCAGGAGGAGATCGGCCGTGAGGTCGCCTCCCGCCGGGCCCAGCACAACGCGCTCTACGGTCACCTCAGCGCGCCGCTGACCGCCCCGCAGTTCGTCGAGGAGGAGGCCCGCCAGTACGTGGCGGCCGGCTTTGCCACCCCGGAGGCGGTCATCGGCTCCAAGGGCTGGAACGACGAGTTCGAGGAGGTCCTGTCCCGGGCCGAGTCCGAGGAGCGCGCCAAGCGGTCCCCGCTCGAGCTCAACGGCATGGGCTACCACAAGTCCATGGAGGCGCTGCAGCAGCAGTTCCCCTACTACATCACCAACGTCGACTGGCGGAACCGGGACCCCAAGGGCTTCGACTACGGCTACGTGAAGCCCCGGTTCAACCGGCCCGAAGGCGCACTGGTCGGCTACTACGACACCTCGATCGAGGGCATCCCTGGGCTGCCGGGACCGCACGGCGCGACCGGCAAGCTCACCGCCGACACGGTGCGCCACCAGAACCGCCTGGTCACCGCTCTGCCGTCCCGGGACAAGACTCCCGCGAAGGTCGAGGAGAAGGCTCAGGCTACCGAGGCTCCTGCTGCGGGTGGCCGGCCGGACCAGGACCTCGAGGCGATGGTCGCCCTGCGTCGGGAGCTGCGTGGCCGTACCTCCATCACCGACCCGAACACCGGCCGGGCGACGGCGATCGGCCCGGTGCGCAACCAGCTCGACGACAACATGCGCTGGCTGTACGCCATGGACGACCGGACCTTCCTGGAGGAGGCCCGCCGCAACCCGGCGGCCGCCAAGAAGGGCCTACTCGAGGACGTGCGGACCTTCATGGACAAGGGCTTCGGCAGCGTCCCGCAGGACTCGGTCGACCGGCTGGAGCGTCCTGAGCAGGCCAAGAAGGGCCGGGAGTGGGACCTGGTCGAGATGATGCTCGGCAACGCGATGGACGTGACCTACGACTTCGGCGACGAGGTTGGCCCGGGCCGGACGCCGGCGCAGTACCAGCGGGTGGCCGAGAGCAAGAAGGCCAAGATCCACGTCGGCGAGAAGCAGGACATCGACGACTACATCCGCGAGCAGTACCGGTTCTACCAGGCGGCCCTGGGCAGTGAGGGCCGGCTGCGGCCCTCGCACGCCCCGCGCTACGAGCAGAACATCCGCAACGCGATGATCTACAAGCAGGCGCTGCGTCGCAAGGACGAGGCCGAGAAGCACCTGGCCGACCAGGCCGACCTCGAGCGGCGGGAGCGCGAGGCGGCCATGCGGGACCGGGACATCGTGATCCAGACCAACGACCCGTCGACCGCCCGGCACATCGCCAGCGGCCAGGACCCCCGGGTCATCGACGGGTCAGCGGAGCGCCGTGAGGACGACCAGCGGTGACCCAAGCCCCGCTGGAGCTGCAGGACCCGGGGGCGGCCTTCCTCGCCTCCGGCGACCCTGAGGCCTTCCTGCGGGACAACCTGCCCTTCACTCCGCCGCCGTCCGAGGACGACACGGCCGAGGAGAGCGACTTCCTCAAGGCCGTGGTGATCATCGCGGGCTCCTACATGGCCTGGCGGCTGTACGCCATCGCCAAGGCCCGCCGGGAGATGCCCGGCCCGCCGCCGGACCCCGAGGGCGCGCTGCACCTGTTCTTCACCCGGCACGCCCCGATGTGGATGCGGGTGACCCAGCCGGCCATCGCCCAGGTGATGGCCTCCCAGGGGCTGACCGGCCCCGAGCTGACTGCGGTGGCAGCCGACTACGCGGCCCGGCTCGGCCAGCAGGTCCACGCCACCAGCGCCAACGCAGTGGTCGCCGGGTACCGGGAGCAGCTGCGGCGGGGCGTGAGCCCCACCCTGAGCTGGCTGCGGGCCATGGAGGGCTACGGGCTGGACGAGCGCCGGCTGCGGTCCTGGGTGGCTCAGCAGGCCGTCCAGGAGGGTCCGATCAGCGACCTGATCCGGCCGGGGGCACGCCGGGCGCTCGAGCGGGCCATGCTGGCCCGGGCCGACGTCCTGGGCCAGACCGAGGCCTGGCACGCCCGCGAGGTGGCCAAGAGCATCGTCTGGCTCTACGAGGAGCAGGCCGGGCAGATGCCCTACGGCACCCGGAAGCGGTGGATCACCGCCGACGACGAGCTGGTCTGCAAGGTCTGCGGCCCGCTGCACAAGCGCGAGGTCCGGCTCTCCGAGCAATTCACCCTGCCCAACGGCCAGCGGCTGTGGGCGCCCGGGGTCCACCCGAACTGCCGGTGCGAGCTCGCCCTGGTCTACCCGGAGATCAACGTCGAGAAGGCCCTGGGCGACGACCCGTACGACCGGGACAGCCAGGGCCAGTTCGCGCGCAAGGAGTCGCGGGTCAAGCGGGTGGCCCGGCCGATGCCGGTCAAGGAGCGCGACACCAACGAGGCGGCCGCCATGTTCGAGCGGGCCCGCCAGGAGCAGGTCGAGGAGGTGCCTGACCTGTTCGGCACCAAGGTCCCGGACCTGTTCGGCACCCAGTCGTCGCCGCCGGACCTGTTCGGGGCCCAGGCCCCCACCCTGTTCGCCCCGCCGCCCACCCTGTTCGGCGCGCCTGACCTGTTCGCGCCCGGCGACATCTTCGCCCCGCAGGGCTCCAAGATGAAGACCACCGGCCGCCGGCGCCGGATCTACATCATCGTCAACGGCCAGCTGCAGGAGGTCGACGCCGAGGAGGTCGCGCCCGACGACGACCACTGGGTCTTCCTGCCGGCCGACGCCTACTTCGCCCAGAAGAACGAGTACAAGCCGGAGCGGGCGGGGGAGCCTGCGGTCGGGGTGCCCGAGCTGCGGACCGGCGTGGTGCTGGACTTCGACGAGATGGCCGCCGAGGCTGCCTACGAGAAGCACAAGGTGGACCGGTCGGTGCCGATGCCGATCCAGGCCCACCAGGGGCGCTCCCCGGTCGACATGATCCGGCGACTGGACGACTTCTACCACTACACCGACGACCTGGTGGCCGAGGACCAGACCCTGATGCAGGACGTCTGGGACCAGGAGAACGTCGTCTACGAGGACATGAAGGACAACCTCGCCGACATCGTCAACAACATGGAGGACGGCGAGATCGTCAAGGTCTTCCGGGAGGCCGGGCTGCGGGCCAAGACCCGCACCGCCTACCACCGAGGCGACTACACCCAGCTCCGGCAGGACCTCTTCAACATGATCGAGGACGAGGACGAGCTGGTCGACGGGTACACCTTCCAGGACAAGGCCTCGCTCGAGGAGTCGCTGCTCTTCCACCTGATCAGTGAGAACGAGGACGTGCAGGCCGCCCTGGAGGCGGTCCACGAGTCTCGGCCCGACTTCATGCGAGTGCCGCAGGTCTTCACCTTCAAGGAGAACCGGTTCGACGGCTTCATCCCGGACGTGGACGGAGCGGTCAACCCGATGATCATGGGGCGCTACCGGGTGGCCGAGGTGCGGATGCACCGCCTCGACGACGACGTGCGGCGGGAGAACCCGCGCATCCGGGCGTGGAAGGAAGTCATCCTCGAGCGCGTCACGGACGACGACCCCAGCTGGAAAGACATCCCGCGCATCGACGGTCACAACCACCCGTGACGTGACAGGAACCGGAAGGTAGAGCCATGGACATGATCTCGAAGCTCCACGAGGTCGACCCCGTGTTCCGCGAGGTCGTAGACCTCCTGTTCGGTGACGCGGTGGACCCCCGTGAGGCCTACGACGTGTCCAAGATGGACGCCTCCGAGGTGCACGTCAACGGCGGTCTCAAGGTTGCCCGTTGCAAGACCTGCAAGTGCTCCAAGGACAAGTGCAAGTGCGTCGACAAGCGCGAGCGCACCAAGGCCGAGCGGGAGAAGCTGCAGGCCAAGGTAGGCCTGGCCTCCAACGTGGTCGGCCTGGCCGCCGGCGCTACCGCGCTCGGCGCAGCTGCTCGCGACGAGCGACTGCTCGGCGGCGGCAAGGTGGCCCGGAAGATGCACGCCGCGGCGGACAAGCTGCCCAAGATCAGCCCGCGTACCGGCCGCGCCGGTGCTGCGGTGGCGCTGGGCGCTCTCGGCCTGCAGACGGCCAACACCGGCGGCGACCTGGTGGCCAATCGCGTGCTGGCCCGGGAGTCCAAGAAGGACGTCAAGAAGGCCCTGGACGACATCGTCGAGGCGCGCCGCCAGGGCCAGATCAGCACAGCCACTGCGATCGAGCTGGCTGAGAACCTGATCGAGAAGTCCGAGCCCAAGCACCGGATGAGCCGGGCCAAGCTGACCGCCCGTGCGGAGATGGCCGAGGACGCCCTCAAGACCGCGCCCAAGGCGGCCAAGGCCGCGCTGGTCACCACGGCTGCGGTCGGTGCCGGTACCGGCTACGCGGTCGGGCGCCGGGCCGGCAAGAAGGCCGCCCAGCGCAAGCTGGCTCCCATCCGGCTCCCGGAGACCGGGCCTGCCCCGAAGGGCAAGCACCGGGTCGGAGGAGTCGAGAAGGCCGAGCAGGTGGACTACGTCTACACCGGTGAGATCTCCAAGATGGACGAGGACAAGCGCCTCGTCTTCGGCTGGTGCAACCTCTCCACGGTCGACGGCAAGCCGGTGGTCGACCTGCAGGGTGACTACGCGCCGATCGACGAGATCGAGAAGAGCGCCTACGCCTACGTGGTGAAGTCCCGGGTCGGCGGCAACCAGCACGAGCGCCAGGGCGAGCGGGCGCTGCACGTCTCGGACATGGTCGAGTCCTTCGTGGCCACTCCGGAGAAGCTCGAGCAGCTGGGCGTGCCGGCTGACATCGCCAAGGGAATGCCCACCGGCTGGTGGGTCGGCTACCACGTCAACGACGACGCCACCTGGAACCAGGTCAAGACCGGCGAGCGTGCAGGTTTCAGCATCCACGGGAAGGGCTCCCGTGTGCAGAAGGCCCTGGAGGGGGCAGCGTCATGAGCATCGAGTCCGACCCGTTCAACGTCTCCAAGCAGAGCGTCACTCGCGGCCTGATCCTGGCCTCGGGCAAGTCGCCGGTGTCGGGCGTGCCCAAGGCACCGAAGACGGCCAAGAAGGTGCTCCGCGCCTGGGACAGCGGCAAGGCGGGCAAGGGCCCCGGCCCCGGCGCGCGGTCGCACAACCGGATGAGCGACCTGCTCCCCTTCAAGAAGTCGGCCGACGCTGACCCGTTCGAGCTGTCCAAGGCCAAGCCGCAGGAGTCCACCACCGGCCGCAAGGCCACCGCTGCGCTCGCGCCTGGCATCCACGGCATCGCCGCTGCCAAGAAGGGCAAGCGCGCTCGGGCCGCCGGCAACGAGTACGGCGGCGCGGTGCTGGGTTCGCTCGGCGGCTCGGTGGCCGGCGGGGTGCTCTCCGGTGGCCGCGCGGGCGGTGCCGCCCTTGGTAGCGCGGTCGGCTCGGTCGGCGGGGCCATCGCGGGCAACAACCGCAACCAGCGTAAGGGCTACCTCAAGGGTCGCGGCTGATCATGCCGACCTCCGACTACAAGCGACGCAAGCGCGCCAACGCGGCCGCTGGTGGGCTGGCCGGCGCCTACTTCCTGGGTGCCCCGGCCGCGGTCGGAGCGCAGCAGGCCGGGATCAGGGCCACGCGACGGGCGGCCGCCAACGAGACCAAGCTGCGCGACGCTGCCCCGACCTGGCGCAAGTACGAGAAGGTCAAGAACCTGGCTGACCGCGCTGGCACCGAGGGTGAGGGCGCTGCCGCTCGGGGCATGGCCGACAAGCTCAAGGCCAAGGCCGAGGGCGAGCAGAAGGCGGCCCGCCGGTCGATCAAGGGCTACCGGACGACCAAGGTCGTGGCTCACCTGGCCAAGCCCAAGGCAGCCCTGGTGACCGGCTTCGGTGCTACGGCGGCCGCCGGCGCCTCCCTGGGCGCAGCTGCGACCCAGAAGCCCAAGCGCAAGAAGGCGACCCTGGCCAAGCGGGACTACACGGTGGCTCAGCAGAAGTGGGAGCGCCGGGAGGCCCGGGCCAACCGGGTGGAGAACACCGGGCAGGGCGTGGCCGGTGCAGCTGGTGGTGCCCTGGGTGGTGCCGCCCTGCGGGACGCGGCCTTCAACGACTACCCGGGCTTCAAGCAGAAGATGCAGCTGCGCTCCATGGACGTCCCGACCAAGGTCGGCCGCAAGGCTGCCGAGGCGGTCATGCACGGCAAGCCTGGCCTCAAGACCATGGGTACCGTGGCGGCCGGCTCTGTGGTTGCGGCGACGGGCACCCGGAGCAAGAAGATCGCCAACAAGCGCGCCCGGAGGCTCGAGGAGATGTCCAAGGCACAGGAGCCCGGCCGGCTGGCGCACCAGGCGGACCTCGAGCTGGCCAAGTCGGCCACGATGGGCAACCGCGAGCTGGCCCACCGCAAGAAGGTCCAGTCGGCCACCACCATCGCTGGGTCCACCCTGGGCCTCGCAGCCCTGGGCACGCTGGGCGGGGCCAAGCTGCTGCCCAAGGCGACCAAGCTGGGCAAGACCCCGCGCGGGCAGGCCTACGCCCGGCACCTGGACCGGGCTGCTCAGCAGCTGTCGATCGGCGCCGGTGGTGTCGGTGGCGTCGGCGGCTACAACTTCGCGGCGATCCAGCGGGCCGAGGCCAAGAAGGTCGAGCCCAAGACCAAGGTGGCCAAGGCGCTGAGCGACCGGAACCTGGCCCGCACGCTGAACCTGGCCTTCAACGGCAAGCAGCAGGACACTCGCATCCGAGCCACCAACCTCTACATGCGGGCCAAGACCCGCGGCGAGAAGAAGGTCGTCCCGGTCGCGGCACGCAAGCAGAAGAAGGTCGCTCGAGTCATCGAGCGGGCCAACGCCGGCCAGAAGTGGTCCCCCGTCAAGGGCGACTGACAAGGGAGAGCCCCAGCCACGCATGAGATGGCTGGGGCTCTCTGCTGCCCGTTCCCTCTCTCGGAGGTAGTAGCGGCAGCACGGCGGCTGAGAACCAGTGTCGAGCTGACTCTTCTCGCCGCCTCGAGACGACCCTACGCACTCCTCTGAGCGAAACGCAAGTGCCTCAGCACAACTCTGCCATCAGGACCGGTGGGACGCGCCTCAGACCGTGGAGTCAAGGAGGCGATCTGCGTGACGACTGCGAACTGGCTACACGACATCGAGGTGGACGAGGTCTCCCTCGTCGACCGGCCGGCGAACCAGCACGCACGAGTCGCCCTGGCAAAGCGAGCTCCGGAGGAGACCGTGCAGTACTTCAACGAGAACAACGAGCTCATCGAGGACATCGACGAGCTCGAGGTCGGCACCGTCGTCTTCTCCGAGGACGGCCGGGCGTTCGCCATCGAGGCGGCCGACGAGACCGAGGGCGCCGAGGCCGAGGTCGAGCAGGAGCTCGAGCCGGTCGGCAAGTCCTTCGCCGAGCAGGTCCGCGAGGACCTCTCCAAGGCGCTGGGCGACGTCGAGCGCGACGACGTGATCACCAAGGCCCTGGGCGAGGTCAGCAAGGCCCAGGCCGAGGCCCGCGAGGCTCAGGCCATCGCCAAGGCCGAGCGCGACCTGCGCCTGACCCGCGAGTACGTCAGCAAGGCCGAGTCCTACGGCGTCCCCGGGGTCACCCCGCAGGCGTTGGGCCCGGTCCTGATGCGGGCCGCCGAGACGCTGTCGCACGACGACTGCGTGGTCCTCAACAAGGCCCTGGAGTCGGCCGGCGCCGCGTTCGCCGAGCTGGGCACCTCGGGCACCGGCAGCAACCACGACGCCTTCTCGGTCGTCGAGGAGCTGCTCTCGCCGGAGCCCGACAGCGAGCTGTCCAAGGCGCTGTCGACCCGCGGTTCCGACTCGCACGAGCTGATCGAGAAGGCCTTCGAGGCCGACCCGGCGGCGTACGACCGCTACCTGGCCGAGCGCCAGAGCCGCTGAGAGAGCTGAGGAGGGAACACAGCCATGGCCTACGAAGAGCTTCTTCGCGAGATCACGCTCGAGGCTGACTCGAGCATCGCCGTCTACACCGGCCCGCCCGGAGTCACCGGCTCGGCCAACCCGAACGGTGGCCACCAGTACAAGTTCGTCAAGGTGACGGGCGCCCGCACTGCGGGCCTCGCGGTCGCCGCCGCGAACGAGCGCGTCATCGGCGTGCTGCAGAACAAGCCCCAGAACACCGGCGAGGCGGCCACGGTCGCGGTCGACGGTGTCAGCAAGGTCCTGGCCGGCGGTGCGATCACCGCGGGCTCCGGAGTCAAGGTCAACGCGAGCGGCCTGGCTGTCGCCTGGGTCGCCGGTACGGACGACGAGGGCCTCTGCACGGGCATCGCCCTCACCGCCGGCGTCTCGGGGGAGCTCATGTCCGTGCTCCTGCGACGGAACTGAGAAGGGACTGAGAAGCCATGCCTAACCCGTACGCCAGCGACCTCCACATCAACGGGCCGCTCTCCAGCGTCTCGGTGCGGTACGCCCAGCAGGCGGACCGCTACCTCGCCACGAAGATCTTCCCGAGCGTCCCGGTCGAGCACCGGTCGGACATCTTCTGGAAGTACTCGAAGTCGGACTGGCTCCGCACCGAGGCCGCGAAGCGCGCCCCGGCCACGGAGTCGGCCGGCACCGGGTACCGCGTCACGTCCGACCAGTACTACTGCGACGTGTACGCCGTGCACAAGGACATCGACGACCAGACCCGGGCCAACGCGGACAGCAACTTCAAGCTGGACTCGGACGCCACGAAGCTGATCACGGGCCAGCTCCTGCTCAAGCGGGACATCGACTGGGCCGCGGACTTCTTCGCCTCGGGCAAGTGGGCCTACGAGTACACCGGCACCGCTGCCGGCACGGGCACCACGGCCGCCGGTCTCTCGCCTGCCACCGCGAACTTCATGCAGTGGGACCAGGCCGCGTCCGACCCGCTGGGTGACACCACGGACTGGTTCGAGGCCTTCGACGAGCTGACCGGGTTCATGCCGAACAAGATGGTCATCGGCGTGGACGTCTGGAAGGCGCTCAAGAACCACCCGCAGATCCTCGACCGGATCAAGTACACCCAGAAGGGTGTCGTGACCGAGGACCTGGTCGCGGAGTTCTTCGGCATCGGCAAGCTGGTCGTCGCTCGCGCCCGCAAGACCGGGGTCGGCGAGATGAACGACGCTGCTGCCCAGGACGCTGCGGCGACCTACACGCGGGTCTACGGCAAGAAGTCGGCGGCGCTCTTCTACGCGCCGGACTCGCCCGGGATCAACACCCCGAGCGCCGGCTACACCTTCACGTGGAACGGCTACTCGGTCGGCAACAAGGCCGGCATCCGGGTCAAGCAGTTCCGCCTGGAGCGTACGGAGGTCGACCGCATCGAGGCCTCCATGACCTACGACATGAAGCTGGTCAGCGGTGACTGCGGTGTGTTCCTCAACACCGTCGTCGTCTGATCCACCTTCGTAACGCCCCGGAAGGGGGAGCAGCGCCTCAGGGGTGTGCTGCTCCCCCTTCTGGCTTGAAAGGCCCAGGAGGGTGAAGACATGCCTACTTGCCACCGAGTCCGGAAGCCGATCAAGGTCGGCGTCGACAAGCGTGAGCCCGGGGATCTGGTCCCCGAGGCCCTCCAGTGGAAGGGCCACGTGCTGGCCCGCCTGGAGCACACCTTCTTCATCGAGCGCACCGCCGTGCTCGAGGGGGAGCTGGAGGCCGCGCTGTCCTACTGCGAGCCCGAGATCTGGGAGCTGCACGGCTTCACCGAGGCCGACCACGACGCCGCCCAGGCTGCCCGGGAGGCCGAGGCCAAGCGGAAGACCACCAAGCCCAAGGTGCGGGTCGCGGTAGGTCCGGGCGCCTCGGAGCCCGTGCCGGAGCCGGAGGAGCCCGAGGTCGTCGAGGAGCCGGAGTACCTCGAGGAGCCGGAGCCGCTGATCTCCGAGACCACCGAGGTGGTCCCTCCGGTGAAGCGCACGGCGGCCGAGCTCGCCGAGATGCCCTGGCCGGAGCTGCGTGCCCTGGGCATGAACGCCGGCCTGGACCAGACCGCCAAGAAGGCCGACATCATCGCGCACCTGACCGAGGGGTGACCCCGTGACCTGGTCCTACTCCGGTGACCCGTCCGCGTCCGACCTGGACACGGTCCGCTTCCACCTGCAGGACACCGACGAGTCGGACCAGCTCCTGCCGGACGAGGAGATCCAGTTCGTCATCGACCAGTGGGAGCCGGTCACCGGCTCGCTGGTCTACGCGGCTGCGGTCTGTGCCGACCGGCTGGCGGCCAAGTTCGCCCGCGAGGTCTCGGTCTCCGGCGACGGCGTCTCGGTCGGGGTGGAGAGCCTGCAGACCAAGTACGAGCAGCTGGCCATGCGGCTGCGCCAGGAGTACAAGGACTTCGTCGGCACCGGGGGTGCTCCGACCGCCGGCGGCACCATCTTCGGCGAGGAGTTCGACCCCACGATCAAGCCGCTGTCCTTCGGCAAGGGGATGCACGACAACCTGCGGGCGGGCAGCCAGGACTACGCCGGCAAGGGTAAGCAGTCCGGCTGGGACAACGGCTACCCGGAGGACGCGCTCTGATGCCCGCGCGGCCGCCGTACAGCACCCGAACGCTCCGGTACGTCCGGCAGCGCGCCCTGGCCAACATGCTCGGCCAGGTGCGGGTGCTGCACGTCGTCCCGCCGGTCTACGACGAGAACACCCTGGTGGCTACTGGCGGGGTGGCCACGGTGCTCTACAGCGGCCGGGCCCGGATCTACACCGAGCAGGCCAGCGCGGCCATCTTCACCGGCGAGGCGGTCATCCAGACCGGCGCCACCATCATCTCGCTGCCCTACAACGCGGCGGTGCCCAAGGTCGACGACATCGTGATCGTGGACTCGTTCGGGGCCGACACCGACCTCGAGGACGACGTGTTCTCGATCACCGATGTCGGCGGCGGCGGCCTGATGCGGGCCACCCGCCAGCTCTCGGTCAAGGCCTACCGGGCCAACCGCTGGTGGGAAGCGTGACGGCGGCCTCGGCCGACCTGCGCCAGCTCTCAGCAGACCTGGCCTACGCCAGCGGGGAGGGGATCGACAAGGTCGCCCTGCAGCTCATCCAGGAGACGGCCGTCAAGGTGCAGACCCTCGCGGCCGCCGCGGCTCCGGTGGACACCGGGAAGCTGGCCGCCTCGATCCAGATCACCTGGGTGGACCGGCTGGTGGCCGAGATCAGCCCCACCGTGCCCTACGGCGCCTACCAGGAGTTCGGCACCGGAACCCGAGGCGAGTTCCCCGGGAAGATGATCGAGATCCGGCCCAAGGACAAGCCCTACCTGGTCTTCCAGGTGGGCGGCAAGACCGTCTACGCCAAGGTCGTGCGCCACCCCGGTGTGCACGCCCAGCCCTTCATGCGGCCGGCCGCCATCCAGGCCCTGGACCCCTACGCCGGTGAGCTCGCCGAGCGCGGCCAGCTGCTCATCACCAAAGGCCCCAGGAGCGCGCTGTGAAGACCCTGATCCACCGCGGAGCACTGACCGACCTGCTCATCGCCACCATCGAGACCGCGACCGGCTTCCGGTGCGGGGACGCCGAGGCTCCCAAGCGGGTCGAGGGGCTCAAGGACGCCGGCTGGACCGGCAACCCGGGCGAGGAGGGCTCCACCTTCACGCCCTACAACGTCCTGACCCCACAGACGGCCACCCTGTCCAGCGGCAGCTTCTCGGACCCGCAGGACGGCTGGCAGCTGCCCTACGGCCTGTCCACCTTCGGCATCAGCCGCAAGATGACCGAGGCCCTGGCGCACGAGGCCCGCAAGAGCCTGCGCTCCCTGACCCGGACCGACGTGACCCTCGACGGGGCGCTCTTCCGGGTGCAGCAGATCTGGTACCCGGCCATCGGCGGCGTCGGCCGTGTCGATGGCACTCAGGTCGCCTCCACCTTCGGCGAGGTCGACACCATCACGGTCTGGCTCAGCCAGTAACTCAAGGAGAGGTCATGTCCCGCAGCACGTTCGTGCACGTCCACCACCCCGGGCTGGGTGCCGTCTCGGAGGTCCACCGCAGTTCGCTGCGGGCCTGGGCGAAGTTCGGCTGGCTCCCGGTCGACGAGTCGCTCACGGTCGCCGAGACCAGCGAGGCCTACCTGGCCGAGCCGGAGCCGCCCGAGCCGCAGTTCGTTCTGTCCTTCGGCGAGCTGGTGCCGGCTGACGGTGAGGCCTCAGCAGAAGTGCCGGTTCCTGAGTGGACGGACTCCGGAGCATCGGAAGTAGACGAGGCCACCGTGGCCGACGCTGACGAGGAGCTGGCATGAGCCGCGTAATCCCCAACGAGCAGACCTGGGTCGGCTTCGCGACTGTTGTTGCGGCTGCCGACCTCGAGCCCACCGCCGCCGAGGTCGCTGCGGCGGTCGACCTGACTGGCCTCCTGATGGGGCTCAACGCCTCCAGCCAGGGCAACACGGTCCCCACGCCGTCCTTCGACTCGCTCTTCGAGACGAGCATCGTCGGCACGTCGCAGGCGACCTTCTCGGCCGACTTCTACCGCGACGACGTGTCGGACGACGCCTGGGAGACGCTCGAGCGTGGCACCCAGGGCTTCTTCATCGTGTCCCGGTTCGGCGGCTCGGGCACCGACCAGCTGCCGATCGCCGGCGACACGGTCGAGGTCTGGCCGGTCACGGTCGTGTCGCGTACCGCCGCGAACATGGCCAACAACACGGTCCAGACCTTCACGGTCACCTGCTCGATCAACATCGAGCCGAACGAGGCCGCGATCGTCGCCTGATCCGCTCTACCCACCCCTGACACCCCTGGAGTACCACGATGGCCGCTGTTGCTGAGAAGACGACCGACGCTGAGGCGCCGGCGCCCAAGACGACTCGTCAGGCGCCGGTGCCTCGCGCCACGCTGGACAAGCTCCGCAAGAAGCCGCGCCAGGAGCGCGAGCTTCCCTTCGTCATCAACGACGAGGAGATGAGCTTCCTCTTCCGGTCGATCTCGGCCAAGGACTACGACCGGCTGGTCACCGACTGCCCGCCCAACATCGAGCAGCGGGCCGCTGGGTCGACGTTCAACATCAACACCTTCGCGCCGGCCCTGCTCTCCCGGGTCATCGTCGAGCCCGCGATGTCCACCGAGGAGTGGGGCGACCTGTGGACCTCGCCGGACTGGAACCGCGGTGAGCTCATGTCGCTGTTCGCCGAGTGCATGGAGATCTGCTCCACGGGGCTGCGCCTGGGCCCTACCGCGACCGTCTGAGGTACGACTCCGCGTTCTACCTTCGGACGAAGTACTGCGCCGACCAGGGCATCGACCCCGAGGACTTCCTCGACCGGTCGGCGGACAGCCAGGCCCAGATCCTCGCCCTGCTGCTCGAGGAGAGCGAGCGGTGTGGCTTGTGCGGAACCGCAGGCTGGGAGTGGGAGGAGAACAAGCGTGCCTACTCCCCGGTCGAGCACTTCTGCATGGGCTGCTACCTCAAGGAAGCCGTCCAGGAGGAGGCAGGAAGCTCGCCGGGCACCACGGTCCGCCTGATCTCCTCCGGGTCCGTCGAAGACGCTCGACGGATCGTCCGACAGCGACGAGAGGCGGCCCGTGAGCGACGCAACGCGCGACGCGACAGTGCGGCTCGGCGCGGAAGTCGACCCGTACAAGCGGGAGATGGGCGCAGCGGTCCAGGAGACGGACAAGCTGGCGGCCTCCGTCGACCGCCTCGTGCAGAAGCTGGACGGGCTCAGCAAGCGAGCCGGTAAGAAGCTCATGCTCTTCGGCGCCGGTGGCGCCGCTGGAGTCACCGCGCTCGGAGTCGAGGCCGGCCGCTTCGAGCGGCAGCTGTCGACGCTCAACGCCACGGCGGTCATCACCGACAAGTCGTTCGGCAAGATGCGCGACCAGGTGAAGTCCATCACCCGTGACTTCCCGATCGCCCGCGACGAGGCCGTCCAGCTGGTCAACGTCATGGACAAGCTCGGCCAGACCGGCGGCAAGAACCTGCGCCTGGTCTCCGAGTCGATGGTCAAGCTCAGTGCGGCCACCGGAGAGAGCCTGCCCGGCCTTACCCAGCAGATGGTCGAGCTGCAGAAGCAGATGGGCACCATCAACGCGGGGACGATGGACGTCTTCGCCAACAGCCTGCTGCAGGTCTCCAAGAACGCCGGCGTCAGCGCCTCCGGGGTGCTCTCCTTCGCTGCGGCCATCGCACCGGCCGCGCGCACCGCCGAGATGAGCCAGGCGTCCGTGCTGGGCGTCTCCACCGCGTTCACCAAGGCCGGGGCTGACGGCTTCGCCGCGGCCAACACCTTCAACACGATGCTGACGGACATCACCCGTCAGATCGCCACCGGCTCCCCGGAGATCGCCAAGTACGCGAACCTCATCGGGGTCACCTCCGAGCAGTTCAAGCGGATGGACAAGGGCGAGGCCCTGGCCGCCGTCTTCGAGCAGATCAACAAGGAGGGTCCGAACTCGATCAAGACCCTCGACCGACTGGGCTACGACGGCGTCCGGGCGCTGCGCTCGATCCAGGCCGTCTCCCAGTCCGGCGGTCTGCGCAAGGCCATCGCCGAGGCGACCGGCGCCTACAGCACCACCTCGGCCCTGGACTCCGGCTCGGCGGCGGCCATGGACGGGCTCTACGACGAGCTCCAGCGCACCAAGAACATGATGCAGGAGGTGACCACCGAGGCCGGCCAGCCGATGCTCAAGTTCCTCACGATGGCCACCTCGGGCTTCAACGACATGGCCGCGTCGGTGGCCCCGATCGCGGGGTACATGGGCGCGGCAGCCACCGCCATCGGCGCCTTCGGCTCGGCCGGCGCGCTGCTCATGGGTGGCGCGATGGCGGCTGGTGGGCTCAAGGCGACCATCGCCGGTGTCGGCATGGTGGCCAAGTCCCAGACCATGCAGGGCATCCGGGGCGGTTACCAGGTCGGCCAGGCCCAGGCGATGGGCACCACTCCGGCCGCCGGCACCATGGGTGCGGCTGCCCTGGCTCGCTCCACCGCCCGGGAGATGCGCTGGTGGGAGCGCCCGGGCTACCTGGCAGCTCAGGGCTTCGGCCAGGCGATGGGCGGCAACCAGCCCGGCCGGCTGATGAACCGCGCCATCGCAGCCCCGTTCCAGGCCTCGCGCTTCGTGATGAACATGCAGCGGGACTTCTACCGGCAGTCCCGCACAGACGGCTTCTCGCGACCGGCCCCGGTGATGGGCAACGTCGGCAACATCGCTCGAGCTGCCATGCCGCAGAACTGGGGCGCCTTCATCCAGGGCATCCGCTCCGGCGCTCCGGCCTCGACCAAGGACCTGGCCGGGGCGATGCGCGACCCGGAGGACTTCGGTCGTCGGGTCAAGGAGATGAACCGGGCGACCGCGATGGCCACCACGGCGCAGCTGGCCAACGCCAGCGCGGGCCGGGTGCTGGCCACCCAGGCCGGTGCCACCGCCGTCACCTTCATGAAGCTCCAGGCGGCCGGTGTGCGGGCCGCTGCCTCGCTGACCATGCAGGCCGCCGGCGGGGTGGCCAAGGGCGCTGGAGGCGCGCTGTACGGCCTCATGGGCGCCAACCCGTGGGTGGCGGGCGTGGGTCTGGCCGCTGCCGGTGCGTTCGCTGTCCGGGACATCCAGAAGCAGGGCCAGGTCGAGGCACCGGAGTCCTCGCCGATCGACGCCTACAACGCCGCCCTGGGGCTGTCCACCTCCGAGCTTGGCCGGTTCACCGACGCGGTGATCAGCGCCACCAAGGCGCTTCCGGTGCCCAAGAGCATGGACGCCACCCGGGAGGTCTCGGACGACGTCGCGTCGCTGGCCCGGATGCCTGAGCGCAAGCTCACCAACGACATCTTCGAGAACCTCAAGACCACTGGGTCGCGCGCCGCCCTGATGCAGCTGATGGGGATGGAGGACCCCCGCCAGATGCAGCTGGTGCAGGCCGACATCACCCAGGCTCAGGGCCGGGGCAAGGCCCAGGACGCCACCGACACCTACTTCAAGCGCCTGGACGCCGAGAAGGGTGTCAACTACGGGGCGCTGGTCAAGGACATCGACTCCGAGCAGGGCCAGGGCATCAAGGGCTTCTTCGGGGCCTCGAACCCGACTGCGGCCAAGATGCTGGAGGCGGTCTACGGCGCGCTCGAGGGCCAGTACGGCGCGAACGCCAAGCAGTACAACGACAAGTACGCCACCCAGCTGCAGGTCAACGAGACCCGCGAGCTGGTGGGCAAGGCCCTGGGTAAGAACCTCGACGTGGAGTCCTCGCCGCTGGGCCCGAAGACCCGCGGCGGCCGCACCGCCTACCAGACGGTGCAGGGCTTCGAGAAGTCCTTCCTCGACGGTGAGAAGACTGGCTTCCAGTCGGCCAGCTTCGCCAACAAGACCAAGGGCATGACCGAGTCCGAGGTCGCGGACTACTTCTTCAACGAGTTCCTGGCCAAGAACGACAACAAGAAGGTCGCCAAGGCCGTCAAGGAGCTGCGCAAGGAGGGCGTCGACTTCGGCGGCGCCAGCACACCTGAGCTGCTGCAGCTGCGCAACACCGACCCCTCGGCCTACCGGTCCGGCCTGATGTCCCAGGGCGCGATCGGCCGAGTCGGGCTGCTCAACCCCACGGTGCAGGAGGCCATCAAGAACCCGGGCGACGTCAACAAGCAGTACCAGGGCATCCTCACCCTGCTGGACAAGGCCAAGGAGACCGGCAAGACCGCTGTCCAGGGCCCGCCCACCGGGCTCTCGGAGCTCAGCGAGGCCAGCGTCAAGTCCAAGACCATGGGCGACACGTTCGCGGCCACCGACGCCGAGCTGCAGAAGCTCAAGGCGACGATCAAGGACACCAGCGACCCGCTGTACCAGCTGGCCCAGTCCGCCCAGCAGCTCAACGCTCAGCAGCGCCAGGCGGCCATGGGCTACCAGGGCCGGGTCGGCCGGCTGGACTCCTCGGTGGCCAACTTCCGGTCGGTGTCGGCCGAGAGCGCCGACGCGCCCGACCACCAGGAGCGGCTCAACGCGGCCCGCCAGGAGCTCGAGGGCCAGAAGAAGTCCTACTACGACTACATGGTCCAGATCGTGCAGGCGCAGAAGAACTTCGCCGTGCAGATGCGCCGGTCCGACGAGGACATGCGGCTCTCGATCGAGTACGCCAACCAGGACTTCTGGCGCTCGATGGAGCACAGCGAGGACGACTACTACCGGTCCCGGGCCCGCAGCCAGCGCGACTTCAACATCTCGATGTCGCAGCAGACCGCGGACTTCAACCTCTCGATGGCCCGCAACCAGGAGGACTTCAACCGGTCGCTCAAGCGGCAGGCTGAGGACACCGCCTCCTCGATCGCGGACCCGTTCGCGCGCCGGCGCAGCGAGTTCACCATGAGCGCCGCCTCGGTCATCGAGAACATGAAGAACCAGAACCGGATGATCGACGACCAGGTGGAGAACCTGCGCAAGCTCGAGGGTCTCGGGCTGAGCCAGAAGACCATCGACATGCTCAAGCTGGCCGACCCGGCCAACGCCCAGCAGGCCGCTCGGATCGCCGAGGACGCCAAGGCGAACCCGAACCTGGTCAACAAGCTCAACAAGCGGGCTGCCCGGCGCCAGGAGGTCACCGAGGACCTCACCCAGTCCGACCTGAGCCGGGACTACCGCCGGATGATGGCGGACTACCGCCGGGGCATGGAGCGGGCCTCAGAGGACTTCGAGCGCGCCCAGCAGCGGGCTCGGGAGGCCAACGCCCGCACCCTGGCCGACATGGCCGAGAACTACGAGATCATGACGAAGCGGGCGGTCTCGGCGCACGAGCGCGTGCTGGCTCGCCAGGCCGAGGCCTACGAGAAGCAGACCCGCCGGGCCAAGGAGGACCTGGTCCGCATGAGCGAGGAGGTCAGCGGAGAGTTCGCCGACGTCCTGGTGGCGGCCAGCGACCTGATCACGGCCAACCTGGGCAAGATGGGCGACAAGGTCGTCAGCGAGCTGGAGAAGCTCAAGTCCAAGTTCCCCGAGCTGTTCAAGGACCTCTACAGCTCCACCGACCCGAACGTGGGCACCTACAGCCCGCCGTCCGCGCGGGCCACGGAGGGTCGGGTCAAGCGCAACGCCCTGGGCGGCATCGCGGTGACCCCACGCCTGGGTCTGGTGGCCGAGGAGGGCCCCGAGGCCATCATCCCGCTCAACAGCCGGGGCGTGGCCTTCATGTCCGGCCTGCTCGAGCAGGTCACCCGCAACGCGGTGGCCAACATGCGGACCATCCCGTCCACCGTGCGCAACGGCGGGGGTGCCGGCGGGATGCACGTCGACGCTCGGACCCAGTTCTCGATCGGCAACCTGCACGTGGTGGCCGACGACCCGCAGGCCTTCACCAAGAAGATGAACGAGGAGGCCCGGTTCCGCAAGCTGACCCGGGGTCGGGGCACCGGAAGCTGAATCTGGGCATGAAGAAGCCCCGGCCCCCCGAAGGGGACCGGGGCCTCTGTCCTCTGGAAGGACGTACTCAAGGGTAGTGCCCGCAGGCGGGTGTTTCACAGGGCTTCTGGCGAACGGACCCGTTCGGAGATCTCCTCCGACACCATGCCCGCCTACGGACGCCGGCCAGGACCCCTGGGGGAGGGTTCCGTGCCCTGACCGGGGCTCAGGTGAAGTGCACACCGCCCTTCGTGATGATGCGGACCTTGCCCGCCGCGATCATGCGGTCGTAGCGGTCGTCGGTCCAGTTCCAGCGCCGACCGGCCGTGCGGCGGTGGCCGTTCTGCCGCCACCACCGGCCCTGGGAGTCCCGAGTCCGCGGACCGGTGCTCGGGACCCGGCCGTCGATCCACTCGACCTGGTCACCCTCCTGCCAGCGCAGGGTGGCCGGGTTGGGGTTCGCCTGGGCGTTGACCGCCTGGGCACCCGCCTCGGCCGACTCGCTGCCGAGCACCGACCAGACCCAGCCCTTCTCCGAGGAGTACTTGTCCTGCCACTCCTCGATGTAGTCCGGGTTCCGGCGGTTCCGGTAGGCCACCAGCTCGCCGTCCTCCTCGACGAGAACGAACAGGTGGCGCTTGTTGCCCTTCGTGGCCTGCAGGACGCTGCCAGGGGCCGGGTCGTCGACCGAGGTGGCCGCGATCCGAGCCGCCTGGGGCTCCTCGACCTGCAGGTTGCGGGCGACCCCACGGACCTGTCGCTCCGCGAAGGTCCGGCCGCCGGTCCCGGCGAACGAGACCCTGTCGCCCTCGCCCACGGTGCCCACGGCACGCCGGACGGTGACCGTGTTGCGGGCCGCCGTCACCTCCTCGGCCGAGTTGGTCAGCTCGGCCATGGTGAACGGCTGGCAGCCGATGGTGACCCGGCCGTCGCCGCGCAGCGTCCCGCTGACGTCGAACGTCAGCTTCGTCCCCGGGGCACTCATGCCGGGCTCACAAACTCAGGGTCGGTCGGGTCCGACGTCGCGAGGCTGTCGCCCCACTTCGGCGAGCCCGCCAGGCGCGGGTCGTCGACGAGCTTGTCCAGCCCGTCGCTGCCCACCGCCTCCAGGACCTCGTCCAGCGAGATCACCTCGATCTCGCCCTGGGTGTCTCCGGCCAAGACCATCGGCCCCGGCCCTTCGATGTCGTCGAGCACGCTTGCAGCACTGCTCATTCGCTTCTTGTCCTCTCCGTCGTCCTTGTCCTTCTTGTCCTTGACCGTGGGTGGCGGGTCGTCCCACCAACCCCCACTGCCGCTCTGGGCGCCCCAGAGCCCTCCAGGTCCTCCTCTCCTGTGGTCATGCCTACCGTGGTGGTGACCACCGCCGCCACCACGCCACCAGCCCCGACCGGACTTCTTGTCCTTGGGGTCGTGGTCGAGCTTCGTGTCGGCCCACATGTCGTGGAACCGCACGAAGTAGGTGAGCATCTGGAACAGGTCCTCGAGGTAGGCGTAGCCGCGCACCCCGTGGTAGTCCTGGTACCCGACGCCCCAGTTGAAGCCCTTGATCAGCAGATGCTCGAGGTAGCAGATGTCCGAGAACGCGCCGTTGCCGGTCTTGGCACCCGAGTAGCGGACGATCTCATCCATGTCCCTGGAGTCGTACTGGTACATCACGACGTCAGTGCCACCGCGGTCGAACTCGATCATCCAGTGGTAGTCCTTCCCCTTGGGCGGCTGGAAGAACTTGGCCGTGGACTTGCCGGACTCCTCACCGGTGGTGAGCAGCACGTCCACGTTGATCCCCAGCTTCGGGAGCATGTCGAGGATCACGTAAGCGCCGAGCCTGTCGTCCAGGGCACCAGAGTGCACCACCGTGCCATCGGCGGTCTCGGCGAAGTCGCACATCCGGTCGATCGGCATCACGACGGTGTCCAGGTGGGCCACCGCCAGGATGTTCGACCCGTTGTCCCGGTAGGCGAAGAAGTCGTCCGGGCAGGTGTACCGGTACGACGGGGGCGCGGCAGGGGCGACCAGCACCCCGGTCCCCGACCGGTACGGCTGGGGCTGCTCGACCTTGTACCGCCGCAGCCCGTAAGCCTTGGCGAACCGCCGTTCCGGCAGCGTGCAGATCCGGCTCAGCTCGTCGCGGTCGAAGGCCGCCATGATCCGGCCCCGGATGGTCTCCGGCTCCCGGACCTCTTCTCGCACCTCAGGCGACGACATCGAACTGCCTCTTGACCGCACGCTTCTTCGCAGGGAGCTTGGGGAGCTCCTCGCCGAGGGCCACCTGCTCGGCCTCCTTCTGCTCCTGCTCGAACAGCTTGGCGTGCGCCTCCATGGTGTGCATGTAGACCACCCCGTCCGTGAACTGGGAGACGAACTCCTCACTGCCGACCAGGTAGCCGCCGGAGTTGACGTAGAGCGGGTTCTTCGGCGCGAACTGGATCTTGGTGTAGCTCATCCCAGCCAACGCCGCCATGACCCGGGCGCCGGAGTAGTCCACCAGCGCGCCGTAGCCGTTGAACACGATGAAGCCGTCCGGGTCCATGGTGTCGAAGGTCGGCTTGAGGTAGCCGCGCTCACCCCTCTTCACCGGCAGCACCCAGCACCGGCCGTTGGGCTTGGAGTGCCGCGGGCTCGAGTAGGTCACGATCCCGAACCCGCCGTTGGTCTTGAGCGCGCAGCGGCTGGCGTAGGCGCTGCTCCACCAGCAGGAGCCCTCGTGGTACCAGAAGGACGCCGACTCGTTGAGCCGCCGGCTGACCATCACCGTCAGCTCGGCGTGCTTGGCCGAGTGCTCGGCACCGATGGTGCCGATCATGGCCATCGCCGGCTCGGGCACCTTGCGGCCGTAGGTCTTCCAGACCTCCTTGCTCAGCCGCTTGGGGAAGTTGCCCTCCTTCTTCTGCCAGGTCGGTTCGATCCTGCGAAGCACCGCCGACTCGTGGAAGAAGCCGTTCTGGTTCAGCCACGCCTCGAGCCGGTCGTAGCCGGCCGGGTCGACCTGGCCGGCACCCATGGTGATCACCGTCTTGGTGTCGCTCACCAGCGGAGGGTTGTCGAGCCACCGGAGTTGGAAGTCCAGGGCAGGGGACTCGCAACAACCCACCCCGTGCTTGTGGTGAAGCTCGTACTCGTCGTTCGAGATGTAGATACCGCAGGCTCGGCAGGCCCGAAAGTTCTCGTTCCGGCACTCGAGGCAGACCCGCTGGTTTCCGATCGTCTCGCGATTCGCCACGCGGGTGTGGCACATGTCGCACTCCCGCAGGAAGGTCGCGCAGGAGGCGCAGGCCACCTCGCTGTCCTCCCTGCCGTACCTCCTGGAGCCGAGCGCCTCCGCGGTGGGGACGTCGCAGCGGTTGCACCAGGTGAGCCCCTCGGCCGGCTCCGGGTCGGTGAGCACCGCCTGCAGGAACGCGACCCACGTCTTGCGGGTCATGCCCTTGCGCTGGGCCTTGATCCAGTGGTTGTAGAGGTTCGAGTTGTCGCTGCTGCGCGGCGGGAACAGGGTGCGCGTCTCGATCTGGTAGAGCGGCGGGTTGGTGACGTTGAGCTCGGGGGCGTCCTTGAGGTAGACCAGCTTCCCGCGCCGGTCCCGGTAGACGCTGTACTCGGCTCGTCGTTCGACGAACTCCAGCTTCATGTTCGGTCCTCCATGAGAGATGTGTGGTTCGGTCTAAGTGGCGCCCTGATCGGACGCGAAACGACAACGGCCGCCCAACCCACGGAGGGTCAGGCGGCCGGTGGAGCCAGGTTTCTGTTGCTGGTATCAGCCCTTCGTTCGAGCTTCGATCACCGCGGTGATCCGGTCGGGAGGCCCGTCTGGGAACTGGGCCTTGTTGATGTAGAGGATGGTCGTGTGCAGGTTGGTCTTGATGTGCTTCGGCTGCCGGAAGACGTAGTTGTGCTTGGTCTCCCCTACCTTGACGAACTCGACGTCCATGATCGAGACCGGCATTAGCTCCCTCCCTTCGTGGGCTGGGCAGCGACCTCACCGCAAGCGGAGCAGACCTTGCGGGGCGGATCGTCGCCACGCCTCAACGGCTCCCACCTGTGCTGACGGTCCGGTGAGTGGTAGCAGACGGTCATGACGGCTCCGTAACGACCAGCACCAGGTCACGGAGGGCGTCCGCGTCCTGCCCGCCGGGGTGCTGCTCCCCAGTTGCCTGCAGGAGCTCGTCCAGCAGGCCGCCAGGGCGTCGACCGCAGCCGACGCACTCCCCGGTGTCCACGACGGCCATCGAGCCGTCACGGGCCACACAGGGCGTCATGTCGGACTTCGCACGCGGGCACCCCACGAAGTCCGGGTCGTCGTTGTACCGGCCGTAGCCCTCGGGGCCCTTCATCAGTCCCCCTTCACGTTGAGCACCTGGTGCAGCTCGTGCTTCACCTCGACCAGATCGGCGGCGTCAGCCATCACGACGTCGATGTTCTTGTAGGCGTCCGGGTGCTCGTCCAGGAAGGCCTTGGACTCGCGCCACTCGATGCCCTTCATCCGGTCGGCCAGGTCCTCCAGGGTGAAGGTCCGCTTGGCCACGCCCCGGGAGAACACCCGGCCAGCTCCGTGCGGGGAGCTGTTCAGGGCCACCCGGTTGCCCTTGCCCTGCACCACGTAGGAGGCCGCGCCCATGGAGCCCGGGATCAGCCCCCAGGTGCCCTCGGAGGCGTCGATGGCTCCCTTGCGCGAGAGCCACACCGGCCGACCGAAGTGCTTCTCCTGCTCGGTGTAGTTGTGGTGGCAGTTGATCGTCTGCTCCCGGATGACCGGGACCTGGGTGAACTCCTCCACGCACTTCACGAGGCGGTCCATCATCTCCTCGCGGTTGAGCAGGGCGAACTTCTGGGCCCACCGCAGGTCGCGGATGTAGGCCCAGAACTCGTCGGTGCCCTCGACCAGGTAGGCCAGGTCGGGGTCCTCGAGCCGGATGTGCCACCGCTTGCACAGCTCCTGGGCGGTCTTGATGTGCTTCTGGGCCATCTTGTTGCCCACGCCCCGGGAGCCGGAGTGCAGGAACAGCCACACCCGGTCCGCCTCATCGACGGTGATCTCGATGAAGTGGTTGCCCGAGCCCAGGGTGCCCAGCTGGCGGGGCCAGGACGGGGCGATCTTCTCGGCCGTCTCGATGCCCTCGGTGCGGTCCAGCTCGCGGGCCTTGGCATCGGCCGAGTTGATCAGGCGCTCGTTGTAGCGACCGGCCGAGAGCGGGATGGCCCGCTCGATGGCCTCCCGCAGCGGCGCCTGGTTCGGCCCTGTCACGATCTGCCACTCGGTCCAGGTCCACTGGCTGCGGACCGCGATCATGCCGCAGCCGATGTCCACCCCGACCGCCGCCGGGATGATGGCCCGCTCGGTGGGGATGACCGAGCCGACCGTGGCGCCCTTGCCAAGGTGGGCGTCGGGCATCAGGGCTACGTGCGGGAACACGAACGGCAGGCGCGAGGTGGCCTCGGCCTGCCGGCGGGTGTTGTCCTCGAGGATCGAGGCCCAGTTCAGCAGCTTGTCGTTGATCTTCTCCATGGTGTCAGTCCTCTCGGTTGATCGCCACAGCTGCCTCGACGACGGCCCTGGAGGTCTTCCAGTAGGGCACGCCCGCGGCGTACTGGGCAGTGGGAAACTCGCCTTCCCACCAGGCTCCTTCCTGCGTGTCCCAGAGGCCCCAACGCTTGAGTCCTCCGGTCATCATCTTGGGGATGTAGCGGTCCATGGCTCCTCCTCGTAAGGCGGACCCAGCACGGCGTTGCGCAGCGCACCCATCCAGGTCAGCACCTCGTCGAACGTGGGTGGGTGGTCCAGCGGGTCACGGAACATGCGCCAGCTGGCGTGCACCCGCTCCCCCAGCAAGCCCCAGCGACCGACCGCCACCAGCTCGGCGTCGGTCTGGCACAGCTCGTAGTCGCCGTCCGAGAGCAGGCCGTCTGGGCGCAGGTAGCTCTGGCACGGCAGCTTGATCACTGGGATCTGCGGGTTGAGCGGGACGTTGCAGAGGTCGCAACGCCGGAACAGAAAGCGCCGGTCAGGATCGACGGCGATCGGCTGGTGAGCCATCCCCTCTCTCGCGAAGATGGTCTCGTCAGCCGAGTGGTGCGCGTAGCCGATGATCTGGCCGGTCGCAGCGTCCCGAAGCTCGAACAGAGCTCGGAAGCATGTCTGGCACATCTTGATCACGGCGACGCAGCCCCCTCGTAGATGACCTTGCCGTTGGCGTAGGTGACCCGGACGCCGATCGGCACGCCCAGCTCCTTGCTCAGGCGCGGGATCGCGACTGCGCTGGCGTCGGGCACCTCGACGGTGTGGACCACCTTGCCCTCGGTCTCGTCGACGAACTCGATCACGAAGGGGTAGTAGTCGGCCGGCAGGTCGTGAAACCTCACCGGCCGGGGTTCCTTACTGCTCACGCGCTGGCCCCGTCCTGGTGGATGTCGGCCACCCAGTCCGAGCGCAGGATCACGACTATCTTCTCGAACTCCTCCTGGACGTGCGCCCTTGTCATCGGGTTGAGCCAGGGGAACCGATGGAACCTGCTGGTCACCTGTTCGAGTAGCCAGAGCAATGACGCTCGAGCGATGCTCTCCTCCCACGGCTCCATAGCCCTCTCTCGATGGGCGTCCGTGTAGTACTGGACGAAGCGGCGCAGCTTGGCGATGACGACCGCAGCGAACCGTTGGATCAGCGCACGCAAGGATCTTCCTCCGTTCAGGGGTGGTTGGGAGTGACGGTCGGGGTCCTCGCACCCGCCCGACCGCCACCCCCGTCTGGAGGGGCAGGGGTCAGTCAGTTGCCGAGTCGTCCTCGGAGGGCGGCTCGATGTCAGAGACCAGGTGGAAGGTGAGCACGCCGTCCCGGATCGCAGCGAGCCCGATCTGCTCGAGCTCGCCGGGGCTGCAGCGGACCACCACACCGCTCTCGCCACCGCCGGGGGCACCGGAGCTGGCGAGCCCGGCCAGGTTCCCGGCCAGGAAGCTCTTGAGCGCCACCCCGGTCACGGCCGTGCGGAGCAGCTCGTCGTTCTGCATCGGGTCGTCGCCGATGCCGTGCAGGTTGCCCAGCGCCTCCGAGATCAGCTCGGCGACCTCGCGCAGCAGGTCTCGATGGTCGAAGTCCACGTCTTCACCGAGGCTGCCTCCGTCGATCATGTCGGAGGCATCAGCGAAGACGGCTTGTACGTCAATCGGCACGGTCCATGGTCCTTTCCAGAGGTGACAGCAGAATCTAAGCAGAAAGCAGAGCGGCCCGGGTGAACCTCCGCGAAGAGATCCACCCGGGCCAATGTCTACTCCTCCGGGCTGTCGATGCCGAAGCGGCCCTCCTTGACCGCGGTCGGCACCAGGTACTCCAGGCCGACGATCGCGGCCTCGGCCTCGCTCTTGGTGGCGAACTCGCCGACGATCGGCAGGACGGCACCGGCTCGTGCGTCGTCCTGCCGATCGACCACCGTCCAGGTGCCCTCGGGGAGGATGATGTCCGGCCCCTCAGGCACCTCTCGGGTGTCGAGCTCGATGCACACCCGCTTGGTCGTCGCGGTGTGCTCGTACTCGATCTTGCGGACCGTGCACCCCTCAAACTCCACCGAGGGATCGGTCAGGGAGACGTCGAACGCTACGCGCGCCATCACGTCCTCCCGTAGAGAGTGGTGATCCAATCCCTGGCCTGGTAGAGCTGTTCCCAGACTCCATCGGCGTACCCCTCGGGTACGCCGGTCACGGAAGTCTCAGGAACCAGGAGTTGGCCGGTCGAGGTTTCGTAGACCCGCCACCCCGCAATCGACTTGTTGCGGAGCACCGGGACTATCAGAAACTTGGAGTCCCGCGAGGCGTGAGCCTGGAGCAGGACGCTGTTGGACCACAGTCGAACGAACTGTCTCGATGAAGTGGTCGCTGCACTGTCAGGCAAGGAGTCCTTCCTTCCTGTCATGGTGGGCGCACCAATCGCGATGAGACCCAGCCCCCGGCGGACTGACGGGTTACCGGGGGCTGGGCCGTCATCAACGGTCGGGCCTACGCAGTTGCTGCGCCTCGGACGCGGGCACCAGGCAGCTTCGAGCTCCGCCGGGTGGACCGCCTCGGCGTGGGCCTCCCCTTGCCCGCCTGGTTCCGCGCCGTGCGCGTGGCCGCCGCAGGACGAGAGCCCCGACCGTTGGACTCCGCCGTGCGCCGTGGCGGAGCCGCCTTGCTGGTGACCACCATCTCGGCGATGGTCCCCAGAGTCATGTACTTCCAGTTCCGCGGCTTGAGGCCGACCCAGAACAGCTCCCAGTCGGTCTTGACCGCAGTCTTGCCGTCCCGGAGCAGGAAGTAGAGCGATCCGAGCAGCAGCCCGACGAACAGGGCAACCCGGACCACGAAGTAGACCGCGTACTCGAGCACGAACGCGACGCCGGTGAGCACCGCGACGATGACCAGCAGGAGCAGGTCCAGCAGCTTGATCACCACGATGCCGAGCCAGCGGAAGATCGTGTAGACCGCCAGCCCGATGGCCATCAGCACCCAGGTGACGCCGAAGGCGACCCACCTCGCTGCGACCTTGATGCCGTGCCAGGAAGCCTTGGCTCCCCGGGCAGTGTTGCGCCGACCGCCGGTCCAGACGCGGATGGCGAACAGCTTGGTGCGGGTGGCGCCGGCGCGGATCTTCCGGCCGATCACCTTGATGAAGGACTCGGTGGCGTCAGCTGCAGCGCCGGCGACCTTGTCCTCTGGGGGCGCAGTGGTTGCGCTCATGATGTCACTCTCCTGTTGGTTGCGTTCTCATCGAAGTGGCCGCCTCTACTGCGGCGGCTGCCCAGATTGGCTGGGCTCGACTCCTCCCTAACTCCTTCCTGGGGGAGCCGTGTCTGTGACCAGCTGAGGCTGCGGCCGCCGGTGCTTGCCCTCCTGGGCCTGGCGGTCGCGCTGCTGGATCATGTACTCGACGTGCGCGAGCCTGGCTTCGGCCATGTGTAGCTCGCGGGTCAGGCGTCGTACCTGGAGTGTGCGCCGCTTCCGGGCGTCCTCCAAGGACTCTCCCCACGTCACGGGAGGTCCGGGCGGTTCAGGGCCATCAGGTAGCCCAGGGCGAAGCCGTCGATCACCGCCGCCTGGATGATGACCTCGGGGCTCGAGATCCCCAGCTGGATGGCCGCCATGATGGCCCGGTTGGTGCGCTGGGCCGCCATGTAGGACACCGAGGCCTCGTCCAGCTTCTCGGCCTCGAAGAAGGCCTCCGGACCAGGGGCTCGGGCCCCGGTGTCGCCGTCCAAGTCCTGTGCCAGGTTGGCCAGGAGCCGGAAGTGCGGGTGGTCGGGCCGGTCGGGAAACTCCTCGCTCGGCCCACTGTCGATGTGCTCGGTCACAGGTACCCCCTGCCGATGAAGTTCTTCTCGTCGAACTTGAGGGCCAGGTACTGGGCGATGTAAGACAGCTCGAAGTCAGACGGCCGACTGAACAGGTACTGCGGGTCAGTCACCACCCCGACGCAGACCCAGTGCCCGTCGTCGACCCAGCCGTCCCGGGCCCGCACTCGCTGCTTGATGTCGACGGCCTGGATGTTGCCGTCGTAGTACGGGCCGAGCTTGAGGTCCCAGACGTTGCCGGTGCTCACGCTCGCGAGCCGGATGTGGCCCTCGTACGGCCACGTCGCGTGGCGTCTGGGCGGCAGGACACCCGCGGCCTCCTCTGGGCTGAGGTAGTCCAGTAGGCGCTTCACTCTCCCACCGCCAGCAGCTTGTCCTCGGCTGCCCACAGTCCGAAGACCTGGGCGGCGTAGAACCGCGCCAGGTGGTCCTCCATGCGGAAGCCGGTCCGAGGGGTCTCGTCGTGCCAGACCCTTGGCTGCGAGCACATCCGGTCGCCCACGTTCAGCTGCCAGAGCGAGCCCTTCTTGGCCACGCGGAATCTCCCCCGGGCCTCGACCCGCAGGTTGTTGCTGATCCCGCCGTGGCAGAGCACCCGCCAGACGGTGCCGGACTGCAGGCTCGTCACCGGCACCGAGTAGAGCGTGCGCTCCATCCGGTCGTTGTCCCACGAGATCTGAATGATCTCTTCCTCGAGCGGGAACCGGTCACCAAGCAGCTTCCGTAGCTGCGGGATGACCACGTCGTCCAGCGCGGTCCAGCTGTCCCGCGCAGATGATCGGAACATTGCAACCCCCTCTCCGTGACGTGCCGCCCCGAGGCCTGGACTGGGGCAGATGGCCCCGGGGCGGCACTGGTCACACGGAACGATCAGCCGCCCTGGTACTGCGGGAGGACGGTGATCTCGGGCTGCGTCTCGTCGAACTTGTCGAGACGGGTGCCGTCACCGGCGAGAGCGGTGCCACCAGCGCCGACGATCTCGTCGAACTTGGCGCGCACCTCCTCGACGGAGTCCGGCTGAGCGGTGTCCCAGGTGCGGGTGTCCTCACCCGACCTGAGCACAGTCAGCGAGCCGACCATTGTCAGTCCTTTCTGTGGGTCCCCTGACTGATGACAGCAGGAGGCCCGCCCCAGCCGCTGGATCTCACCCGGCGGACCGGGAGACGGCTGGGACGGGCCCAACGGGAACTCACCGTGCCGGCGTCAGGGGTGAAACCGACGCGGTGAGCCCCCGTAGCTAGAGGCGGCGTGTGATGGCTCCCCATAGGTCGACCAGCATGGCCCGACCGGTGAACCAGAGCAAGAGCCCGATCCAGATCGGACCGAGCAGCACGCCGAAGAAGCCGATCAGGAAAGCCCAGATCGGCCCCAGGAACAGCAGAAGCACCACGAACAAGGCCAGGTAGCCAGTGACGTGGTGCAGTCCTTGCTTCATGGTGCCCTCCCTCCGGGCATGAAAGAGCCCCTCAGCGCAGTAACGGGGGTGACCGCGCTGAGGGGCCGTAGAGCCCCGGTGCCGCCTGACGGGGGATGACGGACGACACCGGGAGAGTGGGGAGGCAGTCCGGCCAGTCACCTCGTGGAAGCATGTTCCACGCCCTGCAACCGGGCTACCAACGGGCATAGATCTACCCGCGTGCCTCCATTGTAAGCGAAAAGTTGTCGAGAGTCAATCGAGCCCCTCGAGCTCCTTCGCCCACAGTGTGCGCTTGTGCTGGATCTCCTTGGCGTAGTCCGCGGCCGCCCCCGACAGCTCCTCGACCAAGGCCTGGGAGACAAGGACGTGGCGCGCGAACACCTCCGGGTCCTCGTTGTTGATGACGTCGAAGGGATCGAGATCCTCGCTCTCGGCGATCTCGGCGATCATCCGCTTGGCCGCCCGGGCGGTGGCCCGGACCTTGACCACCGGCCCGGTCCAGTGCACGCAGAACGGGCACTCAGGCTGCCCAGGACCGCCGCACTCCTCATGCAGCTCGTAGCCCCAAGCGCAGGCGGTGATGACGTCGAAGAGCCACCGCCGCATCACGTTCTGCTTCGCGTACTCCTCGAGCATGACGTCCTCGGCGATGTCCCGGGAGACCGTGCTGATCTCGGCCAGGTACTCGTTGTCGGTGACGTCGTACTGGGGTCCGTAGTCACCCCACATCTCTCACCTCCTCTCTGCGGACAAGCAGAAGCCCCCGGGGGAGGGACCGCTAAGCACCACCCCGGGGGCTCCTGCGTCTATGGCCGGTCGCGCCGAGCGGTGCGTGGCGCGTCCGGGGCGATGCCGCCGGTCTTCTTCTTCCAGTGGGCCGGCAGCGTCGGTGGCGGGGTGTCGATGAAGCCCAGCGCCTCCAGCGTCTCGAGCAGGGCCTCCCGGTCCACCTCACCGGGACTGCCGGCCAGCTCAGCCAGCGTGATCTGTGCGCTCCGGCGCTCCCAGGCCCGGAACTCCTGTTCGCTCAGGTTCTTCGGCGGCAGCTGGGGCGTCACGTGTGGCAGGTCGTAGTAGCTGCTCCCGGCCAATGTCAGTCCTTTCCAGAGTCGCTTGGTTGATGAACTCGACGAACGCCTCGGCCTCGGCGTCCGGCATCAGCAGTGTCCCCAGGTAGGCCGACCCCGTCGTCGCCATCGAGTAGATGTGCACCCGGCAGTGCCGAGAGAACGGACTGGGCGAGGACTCGACCTTCGCCTGGAAACTGATCACTTACAACTCCACTCCTCGGGTCATGGCCTTCCGCTTGATCGCCGACCAGACGTTGGGCACCGAACGGTACTCGCCCGGGGTGGTGTGCAGGAGCCAGAAGAAGTCTCCCTGCCACATCACCCGGTCGCCCTTGCCGCCGGGCTCGATCGTGAAGCCTCGGGCGACCAGTCGGCGCTTGATCTCCCGGACCGAGGTCGGGTTCTGCGATGCCCCGGTGGCACCGCCCACCGATCCGGTCGCGTGACTGCGCCCGGGGTCCAGCTTGGACAGCACGTAGACCGCCCAGATGATCGGGCGCTCCCCGGGCGGCCAGGTGATGACCACCTGCACGTCACCCCGCTGGCGCTTCTCGGTCGGCCACTCGTCGTGACCAGGTGGACGCTCGGCCCAGCGGATCGACTCAGGCCCATGGACGATGCTCAGCACGTTCTCATGCGTCAGTCCGAAGTTGTCCATGGCGTCTTCGACGCCGTTCCACCACCCGAAGGTCTGCTCCGGGGGGATGGAGTGAAATTGTCCCGGTCCATCGGCAGCTTGCGCCGTCACCACACACCAACCTCCACATCGGCCAGATCCTCGGGGCTCCAGCCTGTTCGGCGCACAGTGCCCTCGAGTGAGTAGCCCTGTCTGATCAAGTTGCGCGCCTCGCCGAGGGACCACAAGGCGCGCTTCTCCATGTTCTGCCGCAGCTCGGCCAGCTCGGCCTGGTGCGGGTCGGGCTTCTCGACGGCGACCGGCGCGGCCTCCGTCTTCTCCGTGACAGCAGCGGCAGCCTGCTCGGCGCGGATGCGCGCGTCAAGCCGCCGCTGCTGGTCACGGACCTCCTCCAGCCGCTCAGCGCGCCTCTCGTTGTGCTTGCGCTCGCGGTACTGCTTGGAGACCTGTCGGTCTCGGGTCGCTCCGTTGGGGATGCCGGAGCGACCGCTCTTCTGCTTGCGTCGGGCTGGAGGCACGTGCGATCTACCCTTTCTCGAAGTCGAGCGGCGTGAGCTCGCTGGCGAGCCACACCTGCGGGGTGTCCTTCTCGCCCTGGCAGATGAAGTCCACCAGGTCGTCCCAGGTCTTCGGGTTGGGGTTGCGGCCGGGGCTGTTGCCGGTGATCGACCACATGTCCCCGCCCTTGACCGCCGTGTAGCTGTAGACCTGCTTCACCCGGCTGCCGTTCTTGGAGAACGTCTTCTGAAAGAAGATCACCGCCGGGTCAGCGTCCGGCTCGACCGGCCGGGCGTTGCGCGCCTCCTCCAGCTCCTTCTGCAGTCGGAGGATCTCCTGCTCGATCTCCTTGGTGGACCTCATGCGGCCTCCTCGTCGATGGCCATCTTGATGGCGTGGGTGAACATCTCGTGGACCTCGGGGAAGGTCCGGTCGTCGTCGTCGTTCCACCGGATCACCAGGTCCTTGGCGAACGCGGCGGCCGGCAGGTCATGCAGCACCCGCTGGTAGAGCGCCGTGTAGACCTCCGGGTCGAGCCGGACGCTCTTGCCGGCGAACGTCGCCGTGCTGTAGCCGTAGGCGAGGCTGTAGGTCCACTCCTGCCACGTCGGCACGTCGAGGTCGTCGTACATCGGCGCCCACTCCGGGTTGATCTTGCGGATCGCCAGGCTGAGCAGTACCACGGCCCGGGCGAAGTTGGGGTCGTTCTTGAACAGGTGCAGCCACTCCTCCTGGGTGCTCGACGCCCAGGACAGCTCCAGGTGGGCGGCCAGGATCATGGCGCCCATCGAGCAGGCCTGGGTGATCTCCTCGGCCTTGCCCGGGTACCAAGTGCCGTCGTCGTCGTCGTCCTTCTCCGGGCCGTCGAACCAGGTGTTCTTGGTCCACGGCACGTCGACGATCGGACGCTCGCCGGCCTCGAGTATCACGTTCGAGCGGACCGGCTGGAAGTAGCTCAGCGTCTGCTCGAGGATCTCGCGGGTGGTCAGTGCTTGGGTCACGTCAGTCCCTCATTCCGTGTAGTTGATCTCGATGTTCTTCTCGCCCCTGGGCGGCCAGCCGACCTTGGCTCCGCACTTGGTGCAGATGTGCTCGAGGTGGCGGAAGTAGTCCGCGGTGCCGATCGACACCTGGACAGCCAGTGAGCCGTCCGGGCGCCGATCGGCCTCGTGCACGGTGTTGTAGCGGTGCGCCCGCTCCACCTCGGCGATGGTGTTCTGCGCCGAGCAGTACGGGCAGACCAGCGCCAGCTCCGCGCTGACCAGGACGCTCCTCATTGGTCGGTTACGCCGAACTCCCGGCGGAGCGCCACCAGGTAGTACAGCGGGTGCTTCTTGATCGCCCGCTGCAGCCCCAGGTCGACGAGGACGTAGGTCGTGTAGAGCATGACCCACGCCAGCGCGACGTTGTACCAACTGATCTTGTAGCCGGTGGTCAGCCAGACCAGGAGGTAACTCCCGGCCGGCACCAGCAGCACCGCCCAGCCAACGATGGTGCGGGCCACCTTCCAGTTCCGCACCCGGAGAGAGGCCCGGTCGAGGACCTCGACGCCCGTCATAGCCTGCGAGGCCTTCATGACTGGTCCCCAGGCAGGGTGAGCTTGGGCACCTCGGCGGCGGGGCTGGGTGCGGCGTGCCGGCCCAGGGTGCGCAGCTCGGCCGGGTCGGCGAGCGACTCGGGCTGGGATAGTCCCAGCATCGCCTGCTCCACGTTGATGCCCAGGCGGTGCAGCATCACCTTCATCGCGTTGTTCTCGTTCATGACCGCCTCCATCTTGTCGGCGCAGCGGTCAAGGAAGTCGTCCACCTCGGACTGGTTGTAGCCCTCGCGGAAGCGGACGGTGGTGAACATGACGTCGTCGCGGATGACCTGGGGCGTGATGTCGACCTTGTCCACGCCTCGAGCCCACCACGACTTCTTCTCTGCCGGAGCCGGTGCCCCGGTCTTCTCGACCTCCATCTGAGCGGTCCCTTCTTGTTGGGGTTGGGTTGGTCTACCAGCGGTCAGGCCGACGCGCGTCAGCCTGGACGTGGGAGACCCTGTTGCGGCGCTCCATCTCGTTGTCGAGCACGATGAACCGGACGAAGTTGCTCAGCATGACGGTCGCCATGCTGGAGGCCCCGAAGACCGGCCACCAGGCGTAGTGCTGGATGTAGAGCGCGCACGTGAAAGCACCGAGAGCAGAGAAGAACATCCAGAAGAGGGTCTTCGTCTGCCCCCGGTGCAGTTGGCGGGGAGTCATCATCATCGCGTCGAGCTCCCAACGACGCATGAACCCGGGCTTGGTCATGATCTCCCTCTCAGCTGTCGGTTGGCCCAGCGCCGGTCCTTGGCGTCGAAGCAGTCCGGCCAGCCCTTCACCGTCAAGGCCGCCAGGTCGTACTGCTGGTCGGCCACCTTCTCTATGTCCACGCCCTCCTCGCCGATCAGCGAGGTGACGTTGGTGATGTACTCGGCGGCGATCGCCTTGGCCTCCGCGCACTCAGCCTCGGAGGGACCGCTGGAGCAGCCGCCGAGCAGCAGCACCACGAACAGGCTGATTGCGGACAGCGTGGTGGCCCGCAGACAGATGTTGAAGATCGTCATGGCCGGGCCTCCGCGATGGCTTCGCGGATGACCTTGCGCTCGGCCTCCCCCAGCACCAAGGCGACCGGGCTGTTGCGCTCGAGCGCCTCGGCGATGTTGTGCGCCAGGACCTCGTCAGAGGCCGCCAGACCAGCCCTGGCGGCCTTGGCGCCGGTCACCACGGTCATGGCCAGGGTGGCCCGCAGGGCGATCATCCAGGCTGACTGGACGGCTTCCAGAGGGGCGTTCTCCGGTACCTCGACGATCTTCTTGAGAGCGATCTCGGCGGTGTCGGTCAAGAAGTCCCAGATCTGGTCATCGGTGAACTGCTGACCGAGGTGCATCCGCAGCTGGGCGAACACCGCTGCGCCGGCATTGCCGTGCAGCTCAACCATCGCGTCGAGCTCGCGGCTGCTGGTCAGCGCCAGCGCCAGCAGGGGGTTGACGGGTCCTTCGTCAGTCACGGGCTGTCCCCTGTTCTGGTAGGCGGGCAGCCGCGATGTCTCCGATGCGGCCTCCCTGCTTGAGGATCTCGGTGACCTTCTCGTGGTCGATCACCGCTGATTCCGGGACCAGCCAGGCGCTGACGCCGCCGTCGTTCAGGATGGCGGCCGCGCCGACGCTGTCGGCTGCTTCCGGAGTGGGGCAGGCAATGAGCGCGCTGCCGTCGTTCGTGTCGGTCAGCAGGACGTAGATCATGTCAGTCCCCTTGCTCGGTCGCGGACGGACGAGGTTGAGGGGGATGACGCGCACCTCGTTGATGTCGGTGTCGTCCGGGCAGAACCCCTCAGCCCACTCGTCGGCCTCTTCCTTGCTGTAGAAGCCCCCGTGCACGGTGCGCGGGTAGTCCTCCAGCTCGGGGTTGATCACGCGCCCGTCGTGATCGGTGTTGTACTCGACTTCGACGACCCAGTCCTCGCCGAAGATGGCGCTCGTGATGAGCGTGCCATCGGCGTCCCGGGGTAGTGCCTGTTGCTCCTGCATAGCGGTCCCTCTTTCTGGTTGGTTACACGTTGATCGGTCCGATCTGCAACAGGTTCGTCGGCACCTGCGCCTTGTGCCAGGACTTGCCACTGTGGAAGGCGCGCCACGCACCCATCACCAAGCCGAACGAGTAGGCCTGGGTCGCGCTACCGCCGCGCTTCTGCCCGAGGTTGCCGCTCAGAGCGCGGTTGCGCATGGTCAGACGAGCATCGCCGGACCTGAGCTCAGATCCTTCGACGATGCCTTCGACGAACTGCTCGGTGGTCAGTGCGTTTGCCAGGAAGCACTGGTACAGCGCAGCGCCGACAGCGGCCGGGCTCTGCAGAGCAGCGGCCCGACTCATTCGGCGCGCCGGCGTGGAGATGATCTCGATGCCCTCCATCTTGCCCGCGGCGTCTTGAATCTCCCGGGCTGTCCGGCTACGCCCCAGTAGCGCCGTGAAGTTCTGCACGTCGCCACCGGTCAGCACCGTCTCCCGGTAGCAGAGCACCACCTTGACGATGCCGGCGATGAGGTTGCTGTCCTTGACGCCGGCCATTGCCAGAATCTGCCCGGAGGTGCGCTTGCGCCCCGAGTCGATGGTGGGCATGACCTCCGGCGGCAGTCCCCTGGTCACCTGCATCAGCACGGTTCTGCCGGACCTGACGATGGCAGCGAGACGGTGCTGACCGTCCAGAAGCACACCGGAGACGTCGAAGGCGATGCCCTGGTGCGTGGGCACCCAGTTACCACTCTCCATCTCTCTGACCCACTCTGCGACGGCCGAGTCGATGATCGGTCGGTTCATCGTGTTGTGAGTCAGCATCTCGGCAGCGATTGCCGGGCTGATCCACTCCCAGGTGGTGACAGGGAGTTGGGGGAGCTTGGGGAGCTTTCCTGACATGAATCGGTCCCTTCCTGCAGACATGAGAAACGCCCCCTACTCGTCCCGAAAGACGTGTAGAGGGCGCTCCTCAACCTGTGTGCGGACATAGCTCTGCCCGCGTGAGTCCATTGTAGGCGAAAAGTTGACCAAGGTCAAGCGCACGGGCCGGAACATAGCAGATGACCGGCGGGCATAGAAGTACCCACGCTCGTCTGGTGTCTACGAGTAGATCGCAGGGGTTTGATCTACGAGTCCAACGAGTCTGCGAAGCAGATGAAGTTGTAGCGGGCAGACGTCGGCCCTACCCAGATGATCTACGACCAATCCAGGGGGCTGCGACGTCTGCGCCGATGCTCCGAAGCTACATCGACTCCCCGGGCGCTACCTCCGGGGAACGGCGGGCTCACTTCCCCGACCTCAGGGGCTGATCACTCGCCGGCCGTCCGGTAACGAGCTGGGTCGGGGCTCACCCGGGGGACACACCCGGGCACCTCTGGGGGAGGAAGTTACACCGGTGTAGTTCGGCTGCAAGCACCGACGCGGAAGAATCTCGTCCACAAGGGTTGTCCACAGGCTGTGGGTGGTACATACTCACCGCATCCCTGCCGGGGATGTCAGCTCGGCTCCCGTGGTTGGTACCTGGAGAGCCAGGCATTGGGCCCGGCCAGATGGTGAGACGCCTCAGGCGTCCAGCGCACCCCATCTGGCCGGGCCTTTCCCATGTTGCCCCGGTTCAGGCCGAGCCTACTCAGGGCTAAAGTCCCGCCACCCGTAGTCACTTCGGACCATTGTCACGTCCGGTGCTTGCTCTCGGTCACGTTGCTCCGACATGGTTCACCCACCAACCACGGAACGCCGAGTTGAGGGGGCCTGCAACCGAGTGCGGCAGACTGCAGAGGCGCTGCTGATCAGTGCGTTGATCAACAGCCACGACGCTGGCCTGGGCCAGCAGCACGGCATCGAACCCGAGATGTTCGTCGGGTTCCAGACGGAGTACCGCTGGGTGCTCTCCTACGCAGCCACCTACGGGCGATGCCCGGCTCAGGACGCGCTGCTGTCCAAGTTCCCTGAGTTCCCCTTCTCCGACACCACCGACGCGGCCTTCGCGGCCGACGAGGTGCGTCAGATCGCCGACCAGCGGAACCTGCGTTCCGCGGTGCGCGAGGCGACGATCTACATCCAGGAGGGGGAGTACTCCGAGGCCGCCATTGCGCTGGCCAACTACACCCCGCTGGCGGGCGTCAAGCCGCCCTCCAACGCCCTGTGGGACCTGAGCTTCCTGACTCGGTACGCCGAGCGCCCGGACACGATCACGCTGCCCTGGAAGACCCTCCAGCACGTCACCGGGGGCATGGGCAAGGGCTACCTCTGGTTCCACGCCGCCCGCCTCGGCAAGGGCAAGAGCTGGGGCGCGCTCGAGGTGACCGCCACGGCCCTGCTGGAGGGTCGCCGGGTCAACTACTGGTCCCTGGAGATGCCCCACGAGCAGGTCCTGACCCGGCTGCACGTCCTCCTGGGCGCCAAGCTGGGCCTGCCGGTGGACCACCGGGCGATGCGGACCCGGACCTTCGACATGGTCGCCTACCGCAAGCTGGTCAACAAGATCCGCGACGAGGTGCCGGGCGAGCTGTTCCTGTTCGACCCCTCGGACGGGGCCTGCACACCGGCCACCGTCGCAGCCCGGGCCGGTGACGTGGACCTCAACGTCATCGACTACATCGACCTGATGACCAGCACCAGCGGCAAGTCGATGATGGAGGACTGGCGCATCCTGGCCATGCTCTCTGGCGAGCTCAAGAAGATCACCATCGCCAAAGACACGCGGATGATGGTGCTGGTGCAGGTCAACCGTGAGGGCGAGACTGCCAAGTACCCGCCCAAGGCCAGCAACCTCGCCGGCTCGGACGCCATGGGCCGGGACGGGGACCTGCTCACCACGATGACCCAGTACAGCAAGACCAGCCAGGTCAACTCGATCGAGAAGCATCGACATGGCGACTCTGGCGCGCGGTACTTCAATCGTTTCCTGCCGAACGACGGCCAGCTGCACGAGATCTCGCGCGAGGTGGCCGACGACCTGCGTGACCGAGAGGACCTGGACTGATGCGTTTCACAGACTCAACTGCTCTGGCACAGGTTTGCATCGAGGGACAGCACTACATGGAGACCGTCCATCCTGAGGACGGCAGCCCCTGGTACCGCAAGTGCGTTCGCTGCTCGGCCACCCGGGCCCAGGGCGCCAGCCACATCACCGAGCCGGCGGTGGAGGTGCGGCGTGAGCTCCGTGCGGTTTGACACTGGAATCACCTGGGCCAGTGCGGTGGACTGCGCGAAGATGGTCGGCCGGTACTCCGGGATCAAGCAGCGGGTGTACTGGAGCGAGCTCTTCGGATGGACGTGGGCCCCGTGCAGCACGAGCAAGCGACCTTCTACATCGAGGTCGATGTAGCTCTTCGTCGACCTCCCCGTGTGGACGCGACCACCTACCACGTGATCGCCACCGACCGCGGGGAGGTCGACGCGCATCTGACGGCCATCTACATGGCCACCGCGACCCGGCCGACCACGGGGAACCGGGCCCGCAAGAAGATGCGCTTCGACCGTGAGCCCTCGGCCGGCGTGGTGATGGCGGTGGGCTGCCGAACCGTCTACGTGGAGATCTGATGGCTGGGACTGACTTCTACCAGTACCTGTCGTGCCCGCGCGGCTCCGGCGGTCTCGAGGAGCACCGGCAGAAGGACCTGCACCACGTCTGGGCGCTCGGACGCCAGGTGTGCATGGTCGGCGAGGCCTTCTACGAGATGCAGGCCCGTCGAGCGCCGATGGGTTACATACCCCGCAGCAAGCTCCCTCTGGAGAGGACCTGATGAACACACCTGAGCCCTGCACCCACCCGAGCGGTCACCTCTGGGAGGAGACCGACGTCTCGGGCTGCGACCTGTGCGGCGAGCACTCCGGCCTCCAGTGCCTGCAGCCGGGCTGCTGGGAGACCGTCGACCTGGTCTGGGAGGCTGACCCGCGTGATCTCAGTAGAGCTCCTGCAGAGCCTTCCTGACCGGGGCTGGACCCTGATCCGCGGCCAGCAGCTGGCCCTCGCCACGCTGCTCTGCGCCGACCTGATCAAGGTCAACGTCACCCCCGTCCCGGGCACCTACGAGGTGCGACTGACTGGAGCCGGCCGTGCCCACCTACAGAAGTCTCGAGGAAGCTCTCACCCGGGGTAGAGGACGAGAGCGGGCCTTCCGCTGCCCGGTCCACGGCGACAGCCACGCCAGCGCCTCGGTCAACGTGATCAAGGGCGTCTGGTTCTGCTACGTCTGCGGCTCCACCGGGGACACCAAGACGATCGTCGAGAGCGACGACTTCCACTTCGGTCAGGGCATCCTCGAGATGCTCGACGAGCTGGAGGAAGTCAAGGTCTACCCCGAGAGCTGGCTGGACCTCTTCCACCGCCCAGGCGTGGCCACCCCGTACTGGCGCGACCGCTTCGAGCAGAAGACCATCGACCACTTCCGGCTGGGCTACAACGGCCTGCGCTCGGTCAACGGGGTGCCCCGACCCTCGCCCTGCTACCCGCTGCGTGACCCGTACGGGCGCATCCACGGCGTGGTCTACCGCCAGCTGGAGCACCAGCCCAAGTACGTCTACCCGCCCAACTCCAAGGTCTCCGACCGGCTCTTCGGCTACACCACCGAGGGCCGGGACTCGGTGCTGCTGGTCGAGGGCGCGGCCGACGCGATGGCCTGCTGGGAGGTCGGGCACGAGGCCTGGGCGCTGTTCGGGGCCCAGATCAGCGACCGGCAGGTCCAGCTGCTGCATCGCGCCGGCGTGCGCCACGTCGGGCTGGTGATGGACAACGACCTGGCCGGTCAGCGCGCCGTCGAGGGCTGGGTCACCGACAAGGGCAAGCGAGTCGTCGGGCTCGACGAACGCCTTACGCATGAAGGGTTTGCGGTGTCTCGGGTCGATTGGTCCGGGGTGCAGGCGAAGGACATCGAGGAGGCTCCTCGACAACTTCGCTCCACCTTGCTCGTGTCTCTTGCCAGGTGAACTACACCCGTGTAACTTCCTGCTCGTGCCCCTGAATGACACCGATGTAAGTTCCCCTGAGCCCAGCACCGTCTACGACGACACGATCGCCGAGATCGTCGACGACGACCCGGAGCTGACCGCTCTGATCGACGCCGTGGCGGACGCTGAGGCGGCCCTGGCCGAGGCCCAGGAGCAGCGGACCAAGGTCCGCGACACCCTCACCCAGCACCTGCTTCTGCGCGGGGAGCGGACGGCGGTCGGCACTGACCTGACCGGCCAGCCCTGGCGCGCCACGGTTGTGTCCAGGGATGACGCGAGGATCGACGCGCAGGCCCTCAAGGCGAAGATCGGCGCCCGGGCATGGAACAGGCTGACCGAGCGGAAGCTGGTCAACGCCAAGGTCGCGGAGGCGGTGGCAAGTGGGTGGCTCTCGCCCCAGGACGTTGCCGACGTGTCCGAGGTCAAGACCAGCACCTCGCTGCGGTTCGTCGCGGAGCAGCCATGAGCAGCGCCGTGTTCGCCCGCCCGCTGGACCCGGTGACCCGCTTCGTGCGGTCCCTGGACGGCGACTACTTCATGGTCCGCGAGGCGGCTGCCCTGCTGGGCACCAGCGACCGCACGCTGCGGCGCCTGATCGTGGCCACCAAGGACCTGCCCGATCCGGCCGACCGCCTGGTGCCCAGCTTCAAGGCGCTGTTCGGCCGGATCGAGGTCTACCTCTACACCCAGGCCGACATCGACAAGATCCGCGGCCACCTCGACCGGCAGAAGCAGGTCGTGCCGCTGCAGGACGTCATCGAGAAGAAGACGGGCCGGCCGCGCAAGTGGACCAAGGACCAGCGCAAGGAGCGCAACCGGCTCTACAGCCGGATCGCGTACCACCGTCAGCGAGCTCAGGAGCTGGCCGACAAGGGCGAGGACACCTCGGTCCCGCTCTCCCAGATCGCCCTTGCCCAGCAGCAGCTGGCAGAGATGGAGCACTGATGACGGACGTTGCCCCTGGCGACCGCGTGACGGTCGGCGTGACCCACCAGGTCCGCATCGACGGCAAGGACGCCTGGATCAAGGTCGAGTTCAACTCGGCTGTCCAGGACGGCGAGGACGCCAAGGCGGCGTCCACTCGGACCGGCAAGGCCGTGGCCGAGAACGTCATTCGCGAGATCGAGCGGCAGGGCGGCGTCATGGCCGACGCCAACGCCGCTCAGCGCAACCGGTAACACCCACCACCAACGGCTCTTCGCAGCCACAGAAACAAGGGGTTCAGATGGAGTTCGGCGTACGCAAGGCAGACGCGCCAGAGCGCGGCAGCGGGGTCTACCTCCGCGGCTTCGCCAAGGGCGAGACCAAGGTCCGGTTCCTGCAGGAGCAGGACGACTGGATCGAGTTCTGGGAGCACCGCACCGCTACCGGCAAGGGTTACCCCTGCACGGGTGACAAGACGACCTGCCCGGGTTGCACCTCCGAGATCGACAAGCAGCGCAAGGCTTCGCGCCGCTACGGAACGTACCTCCTCCTGGTGGAGAAGGACAAGGTGCTGCCGTTCAAGATCCCCGGCTCGCTGGCCGACCGGATCGCGGCTCGTGCGGAGAAGAACAACGGCACCATCCTCAACCGGGACTACTCGGTGATGAAGACCGGCGAGGGCCTGGAGACCGAGTACGACGTCGACCAGGAGGACAAGTACGAGGTCGACACGGCCAAGCGGCTCTCCGAGGCCGAGCTGACCGTGCAGCAGTGCCTGCAGGAGTCCTGGAAGGAGGCCTGGGGCGACACCCCGGCCATCCCGGCCCAGCGTGAGGCTCCGGCCGCAGAGCACGTGCCGGGGGACGAGAACCCCCCTACTGAGCCGAAGGGTGAGCAGGCCGCTCCCGCTTCGGAGGAGTCGGTCGAGCTGACCGAGGCCAAGGTGCGGGCGATGGACCGGCCCGAGCTGCGCGAGCTCTGCGACAAGGCCGGCGTCGAGTGGTCGTCCACCGACACCGCCGGTGAGCTCGCCGACAAGCTCATCGCCAAGTTCGGCACCGAGTAAGTCGCCGGGGGCCCGCGACACCCTGCCGCGAACCGCGGGCCCCCGGCTCCCCACCCCTGAGGAGGTACCCATGAGCGACGCGCCAAACCCACGCGACGTGCATCTGCCGTTGTTCAGTGACAGCCAGCTGCGGCTGGCCGCGCTGGAGAAGGCGGTCGACGTCAACTCGTTCAGCGACGCCGACGAGATCGTCAAGGCCGCTCAGAAGTTCTTCGACTTCCTGACGAAGGACTGAGATGGCCTCCCACAACCGCACCCCGCGCTCGGTGCTGCACGCGCCCAAGGTCGAGGTCATCCCCTTGGTCTCGACCAAGGGTCCGAACCGACAGACCCGGCGCCAGGGCGGCGACGTCCTCGTCGTGACCCCGGACGGTGAGAAGCGGCAGGGCATCTACCGGCCCAAGTACCCGAGCCTGTACCGGCGGATCTCCCTGGCGAAGCCGGCCCGCATCCGGTACTCGTTCGCCGAGTCGCGCCCGACCGACAACGAGCCGTACGTCAAGCCCCGTGGCTAAGGAGATCGGCCCGCGCGAGAAGGCCATGCGCGCGGAGCGCGAGCGCAAGTTCGCCGAGGCCGAGAAGGCCAAGAAGACCACCCCACCCAAGGAGAAGAAGAAGTGACCCAGATCCAAGCTCAGGGCACCGTGAGGGAGGCCCTCGAGGCCTTCCGGCCGGTGCTCGACGCGAATGCGACCGAGCCCGACCTCAGCAGCAACGAGTACCGGGCGTCGCGGACGCTGGTCCCGCTGGCGATGTACGCCTACAAGACCGGCGCCGTGGGCGAGCCGATCGAGACGGTCGTCCAGGACCTGCTCTCGGACCTGCTGCACCTGAGCGACTACACCGACGTCGAGGGGACCGGCGACGACCCCCACTACGTCGTGGTCGCAGACGCAGCCGAGGCGCGCTACCTCGAGGAGCGCGCGGAGGTGACGGTATGAAGCGCGCCGCCGCTGCCGTGTTCGCCGCCGGCGCCCTGCTCGTGGCCGGCTGCACCGGTCCCAGCGCCGCCGACCGGGCCAACGAGAACCTGACCAAGGCCGCCGAGAACTTCGAGGTCCCGCGCCGGATCGTCGGCATCAACGGCATCACCGACAGCGTCCTCTTCTCGGTCGAGGGCTTCTGCTCCTACGAGATCGGTGGCGGCTCGTACCAGGCGATCTGCAAGCAGCCGGACGGGTCCATCGAGCGCACCACGCTGGCGAAGTCGGACAACGTGACGATCATCGTCACCCAGATCGGCGGCGTGCACGTCGACCTGTTCCGGTCACGGGTGATCTTCCGACCCGAGACGATCATCCCGAACTTCGACCTGAGCACCTCGTGACCGCGAAGGAAGCCCTGGACTACGCGATCTTCGCGATCAACACCCTCCAGGAGCCGCAGGCCTCCAGCCAGGAGGACGTCGACCGGCTGGATGAGAACGCCACCGAGGTGCTCGAGCGCCTCTCGTACCTCCGGCGCGCCATCCAGTAACCAGCAGGAGAGGGCGGGCATGGTGCCTGGGGAGATCCCAGGACAGCGGTTGCCGCAGTCCGCCCATGAAACACCCGCCCTCTCCCCTTCCCTGGTCCGCTAACTGGCAAGCGGCTGCGTTCTGGGCGCAGAGATCGAGGTTCGAGTCCTCGCCGGGGAGCTTCTGAAAGGAGCCCGTAGTGAACCTGACCATTGTGCGGGAGCGACCTGCTCCCGTACTGCGCATCAAGCGCGAGCCGGTGGTGCCTCCCGGCCAGCTGTGGAACCTGCACAGCCACAGCAGCTTCTCGCACAAGGACGCCCTGCCCTCGGTCAAGGCGATGGTGGACACCGTCGTCAAGCTCGGCCAACCGGCGCTCGGTCTCACCGACCACGGCAACATGGCCGGCGCGGTCCAGCTGTACCAGGCCAGCCGCAAGAACGACATCCTGCCCTTCCCCGGCACCGAGCTCTACGTGGTCACCGACCGCGAGGCGCACGTCAAGGCGATGAGCGCCAAGGGCGAGACGCCGCGCGAGCTCAAGCGCCACCACATGTGCGTGGTCGCCTACACCTCCAAGGGCTACGAGAACCTGGTCGGGCTGTCGACGCTGAGCCACCGCAACTTCTTCAACAAGCCGATCGTCGACCACAACGACCTGGCCACCCTGGGCGACCAGGGCCTGCTCGAGGGCATCGCTGCGACGTCGGGCTGCTACTTCGGGCTGACCAGCCAAGCCATCGTCCGGGGCGACATCGACGGCGCCCGGTCGCTGCTGTGGGCCTACGCGCAGTGGTTCCCCAAGTTCTACGTCGAGCTGCAGAACCACAACATCGACCACGAGGAAGAGGGCTGGAATGACAACCGGGTGGCTGACACGCTGCTGGCGCTGGCCGACGAGCTGGGCCTCCCGGCGGTCCTCACACAGGACGCTCACTACTGCGAACCGGCTGACAAGCCGACCCACGAGATCCTCAAGCGAATCGTCGCCTTCGGCCCCGAGGCCGACGACGCTGTCTTCCCTGGTGACGGGTTCCACCTCGCCGATGATGCCTGGTTCGTGGGTCATCACTCAGGACGGCGACTTGCTGCTGGTGCCGCCGGGCTGGCAGATCTCCTTGCCTCCCACGACCTCAAGATCCCCGAGCTCGACTCCTACTCCTACAACATCCCCTTCACCGTCGCGGACCCCGACCGAGAGCTGAGTGAGCACTGCCAGCGGGTGCTGCGGGAGAAGCTGGACCGCAAGGAGATCGCCAAGGCGCACTACGACCGGTGCATCGAGCGGCTGAACGACGAGCTTGAGATCGTCCGGGACACCGGGATGGCCGGCTACCTCCAGCTGGTCGGCGAGGTCACCGACTGGTGCCGGGCCAACCGGGTGTTCTACCAGGCCCGCGGCTCGGCCTCGGGCTCGATGATCTGCTACCTGCGCGGCATCACCCAGCTGGACCCGATCAAGTGGCACCTGCCCTTCGAGCGGTTCATCAGCCGGGACCGGACCAAGCCCCCGGACATCGACCTGGACGTGGAGCACGACCGGCGCAAGGACCTGATCGCCTGGCTGCGCACCCGGTTCGCCGTCCAGCAGATCGGCACCCACACCAAGTTCTCGCTCAAGCGCCAGACCGCCGAGTGGGAGGTCGAGGACTGGGACGACGAGGCCAAGGGCTCGCTGCGGGTGGCCTACTTCGCCCGGATGCGCGCCTCGGGCGTGGAGAACATCCCGGACTGGAAGGACGTGCCCGAGCAGGACAAGCGCGACCTCTACACCCTGGACGCGGCCGGCACCCTGTCCAGCTACGGAGTGCACGCGGCCGGGCTGATCGTCACCACCACCCAGCGCGACATCGACCGGCTGATCCCACTGCAGAAGGTGGCCTCCTCGGACACCATGGTCAGCCAGTACGACATGCACGACACCGAGGCCCTGGGCGCGGTCAAGCTCGACGTGCTGGGGCTGCGCACCCTGACGGTGCTCAACCGGGCGATGACCTTCATGGGCCGCGACGTGCTCGACGGCTTGGACTGGGTGCCGCTGACCGACAAGAAGACCTTCCAGTCGATCAGCCGGGGCGACACGGACGGGGTGTTCCAGCTCGAGGGTGGCACCGCTCGCCGGGGCTGCAAGGAGCTCAAGCCGACCAAGATCGACGACATCGTGGCCGCGATGGCCCTGTTCCGTCCGGCCACCATGGAGTCCGGCGCGACCAAGGCCTACATCGAGCGCAAGAACAAGGAACAGCAGATCCCGCGTCGGCACGAGCTGATCGAGAAGCACACCAAGAGCACCTACGGGATCATGCTCTTCCAGGACCAGGTCGTCACCATCCTGCGTGACCTGGGGATGAGCGCGGACCGGCTCACCGACTTCCTCAAGGCGATCAAGGCCTCCCAGAAGGACGAGATGGAGAAGGCCCGGGAGGTCATGGACGACGCCCGGCTGCTGGTCCAGGAGATGGCCTACGACCGGGGCATGTCCAACGACGACGTGGCTTGGCTCTGGTCCGCAATCCTCGGCTTCGTCACCTACGGCTTCAACCAGTCGCACTCCTCGGCCTACGGGCTGACCGCCTACCGGTGCGCGTACCTGATCAACAACGAGCCGCTGGCCTACCACGCCGGTCTGCTGGCGGTGGCCGCGGGCAACAAGAAGAAGGAGCCCGCCTACAAGGCGGCTGCTCGCCGGCGCGGGGTCAAGCTGCTGCGCGCCGACATCAACCTCTCCGGGGTGACCTACGCGCCCGACCCCCGGGGCAACGGCGTCCGGATGGGCCTGCTGGCCCTGGACGGTGTGGGCGAGAAACAGGCCGTGCAGCTGGTGAGCCGGCGCCCGGAGGGTGGGTGGCAGACCCTCGAGCAGCTCTGCCGGGACGTCTACGTCAAAGGCGGAGCCGTCACCGGGATCAAGCCGTACCTGGAGTCCCAGGACCACACAGTCGGAACGATCCACAACCTGTGGAAGAAGGGAGCCCTGGAGTGCTTCACGGAGCTACCCCCGTGGTGAGAGAACTCGGCAAGTACGAAGACCTGGAGTTCCACGAGGTCGTGATCGGTCCGGGCCCCAACGCCTTCGGCGAGATCATCCACGTGGTCGAGGTCAACATGCGGGAGTTCAGCCGGGCGTCCGCGCTGGCCGCTGCCCAGCTCAAGCTGTTCGGGCTGCACCTGAACGCTCGCAACCCCAGGTACGGCCGCCGCCGGCACGGCCAGATCAAGCACATCCGCGACCTCAAGCGGCAGTTCGCCAAGATCGAGGCGCGTCGATGAACCCGGGCACCTACTACGCGGACGGGCGCACCGGCACCTGCCCGGCCTGCGGCAAGCAGGGCTACGTCAGCCGCAAGATGGCGAAGAAGGGCGCGGCCCGGCTCTACCCCGGCGAGAAGATGTCGGTCTACCAGTGCGGCGACCTGTGGCACTACGGGCACCTGCCCAAGGTCGTCCAGCTGGGCAAGAAGCCGCGCTCCCAGGTCCGCTCCCGAGACCGCCGTCCGCGTATGGACGAGGCCTCATGATCTGCCAGGAGTCCACCAGTGAGAAGCAGCGGCTGCTGGTGATCGCGCGGGCCGACCAGCGGTGCGAGGCCGAGGTCTACGTCTCGACCGACGTGACCGGCGAAGAGGTCTGGGCCCGCTGCTTCCGGCGCGGGATCGAGGTCCATCACATGCTCACCCGGGCGCGGGGCGGCGACCTGCTGGACATGGCCGGCGAGGACTACCACTTGGCCGGGCTCTGCCCGCGCCACCACCAAGCGGCACACGGCCCCGGGGGCCGGGACCAAGGACTCCTGATCGACGGCTACGTCACGGTCGACCATGGAACTGGCCTGGTGATCTACACCGGGCCGGACGACTACCTGCTCCAGACCTACGGGAGGGTCGCATGAACGGCTTCCAGCACAAGGTCCTGCTCGAGCGGGTGGAGAACGGGCTGCGGGAGGCCGACCAGCTCTACGCGGTGTCGACCAGCCAGCTGGTGCTGCACGCGCACCCGATGACGTTGCAGGCGCTGGCCCGCGAGGTCAACGGAGCCCACGCCATGTACGACGGCCTGATCTTGGTCAAGGTCGTCGGCATCCCGGTCAAGGCGGATCGCAGCCTGGAGCCCTCCCGGCTGGTCCTGCGCTACGAGGTGGAGTGCTGATGAGGCTGCCCAGCAAGAAGTGGTGGAGTGAGTTCGCCTTCGGGGCGTTCTGGGGCGCGGTCGGCATCGGCGTCTACGAGCTGAGCGTCTGGCTCATCGGGGAGATCTGGTGAGCCTGGCCAAGCTGCTCAAGGCAGTCCAGGACGACC